CTTTATCTGCAATTTTTACGATAGTATTTTTCATTGTTGTATGATTCTCGTCTTTGTGCCACTTGTCTTCGTCTTTAATATACATAACATCGCGTTTAATATCTGTGCAATGAATTGGACGTTTATATACATCCAATTCTTTTAGTCCTTTTATCATAACATCCGTTATACCACGCGAAATTCCATTCTTTTTTGAAAATAGTAAATCATCTAGCGTGATTTGTAATGAGTCAATAAAGTCCGATATATTGAGAGCATCTTTGCATTTCTCATTCAGAAAAACATTTAGGTTGAAGTTATTTGTTGTGTTATTCATTGTGTTATTCATTGTGTTGTTTGTTGTGTTGTTTGTGGTGTTACCTATTTTGGGTATTATACTAATTATTTGTTCTTGTTGTTTTTTTATTTGGTCTTGTTGTTCTTTTATTATTTTCATCATTTCTTTATTATCATTTATCAGTTCCATAAACATATGTTTTGTTATAGTATTTTTACTATCAGAACATAAAATATCATCATCTACGTCTTTAGTATTTTCTTCCATATTGTCACTATAATTGTTACCTGCTATAGTCTCATTATTTTCACACTCTTCTTTCGAAGACTTGTAAATTAGACAAGTTCGCTTATGCTTTGCTAAACTTGTATGGTGTATATATTCCTTACCACATATGCAGTTATTTTTTTTATCTTTAGATGCCGGCATTTTTTCAGTAGTCTCATGTAGTCTTTTATGCTTGATGGTCTCGAGGTGTCTTAAGTATTCTGCTTTTCTACTGCATTTAAAGTCACATGTTTCGCACACAAAACTTGGTGTTTTTTTTGTGTTTTTTTGGTTAGCCATTTTCATATATATAGACTACATAAAAAAATTCCTAAACCTTTTTCATAAATATTGTAAAAATGTCCAAAAAGTTATCGTAACAAATTTTTCAACTTAAAAAAGCAAATGAGACCATTATGGTCTGAGTGAGGTTTTCAATCTTTTTTTCAAATCTAGAAATGAAAAATCAAAATTGGACATTTATAAATGTCCTTTTTTGAAAAACGTAGAATAGATTTGAAAAAACATTACATCAATCATTCAACCACCAGAACTCTCCATTTCACCGAAATTCTATAACATACCTAAAAAACGATATTCTCATCTATCCATTTTTTAATCTTTATATTCGTAGGTTCTAGAATTTTATTCAACCCTTCTATGAGTGTTTGGTAAGCATTATCATTTTGTTCCATAAGTATGAGTGTATTATATATAATGTAGTATATTTCTTGACTATACATATCGGTAATTCGTATGAAAACATCGTCGATCTTTTTAGTGCTCATTGTCTCGCTAAGTTTGCTGGTATTTTTTTGCGAACTTGTATCCGGTTCATGTTCTTCTTCGTTATCATCATCACGCAAGACTTGTTGATTCTTTACCTTTTTCTTATTTGATTTATCTTTTTGCGTATCTTGAGAAGCGTGAGAAGCGTGAGAAACAATTAAATTATCCAACTCATAATTATAAACATCAGGGCGCTGATTTTGTTTTGTCATTTCAGTGTCAGTTTCAAGGATATTTTTATACATTTGCAATGTGTGTAGAATATGTATTTTCTCAGTTTGACCATATGTTCGAATCAAGTTACCTATTCCATTTTTTGCAAGTTCTATTAATAATTCATATAATTTTTTATTTACTACTTTCGCAGAATTCTCTGATTCTTTTACTGCTACGCCTGTTGCGACATCGTTGCCACCATTGCCACCATTGCCACCATTGCCACCATCCCTCACGCATAAAAAATAGTAGAATTTTTTAAACCGATAAAAAATATTGAATAGATAAAACAAGTCTTCTTGGGTGTCGTTGTTATACCATCGAACTAACGATTGGGAATAATTAGGGGGTTGTATATATAATATATTATTGTGAATTGTTAGTTTTGTTCCGATAGGTGTAAAAGATAAATAAGCAATTTGCAGTAGTGCTTGAAGGGGTTCAAGAATCGTTTCAAAACGTTCCTTTCTTTTCTTTGTTTTTATTGTTTTATATAAGACATTTAGTGTTGCTTGCATCTTGGTTGTTGTTGTTGTTGTTTGTATACTATTCGTATTATAATTTTAATATATTTTTATCGTATAACACAAAAATATATTAACTTCGTAGATATAATATATTAATTTCGTAAATTTGTATTTTAGTAAATAGTAAATAGTAAATAGTAAATATTATACCATTGATTAATGTCACAAAAAAAAGAAGTAAATGGCATTATCCTTATTTTATCATGTCAGAAACATAAAGAAACAAGACTAAAAGAGATAAATTTAAAACATACGTCTTATGAGAACTGGGAAGTTGTACATGTAATAGGCGACTTTTTTTTGCCCACGAATTACAAATATGAAAACAACGAAACTACAAATGGTAAAAATTATTTATACATGCGGTGCGAAGACTCTTATTTACACTTATTGAAAAAACTAGTTTTATCGATAAAAGCGGTATATGAAATATTCGATATAAAAGAAGGAGTATTACGTTGCGGCGATGATTTATTTTTTAATGAAGATAATCTGTTTACATTTTTAAAATCAAGAAAATATGATTATTATGGTCAGTCGAGACACTCATATAGTTACAAATGTGTCAATAAAAATGAACTGAAAAAACTAAAAATAGATAATTTTATGACAAGATATTACGAAAACCACCCTGAAGATTTTTTGAATCCTCAACATAATTTAAAAAATGTAAATATATCATTATATGCTGTACGCCCTGATTTATATGGAGCTGCTGGTGTGTTTTTTTATTTATCCAATAAAGCGTGCGCGGTATTATTAAATCATCTTGAAAAAATAAATTTTAATATCTTGCACCGCGACCAGTTTACAAATTCATATCCATATATTATTGAAGATTGTGGCGTTTCTTTTATAATGTATATGAATGATATAGCTTTTATTGATAGTCAATCGTTTATTTATAAAGGTAATTCATATCAAGCAAATATTTCAGAATTTTATAAATCAGATACAATAGTTATGCATACGAATAAGTATAAGTAGTCATATGTATATTTCTTTTATTCTCTTGTTTCTCTCGTTTCTCTCGTTTCTCTCCTCTTTACACATTGTTATTCTCTATGTATATCGTTGCGCTTTGAATAATATCATCTATAATAGTTACTATAGTATTTGATTGTGTTTCTTCGATGTGTTCACCATCTTGAATCGATAAAGTACTAGAATTTCGATTAGTTGTTTCCCCTTTTCTATTATTATTATTATTATTATTATTATTATTATTATTATTATTATTCTTGTGTGTATAGTTTCTATTTTTTAAAAATGTATTTCTTTTGAATGATGAGTTATTATGACTAGTATTCGTATTAACACCATTTTCATCGTATATTCCAGATAAAAATATATTATTAGATGACAATAATTTAATACATGGTATGTCATATTTCTCACACCATAGTATACATTTTTGTATATTTGTTTTCTTGAGTGAATCTATTTTATCATGATTATTACGGCTACCTATTATATTCAGCGTTGTGATAATATTCTCCAATTGTTTTTGCCCCATTATGATATTAATTTCTTCAATCTTGTTTAAAAAATAATAGTCGTGTTCAAAATTTAACAGCGATACTATATTATCATATAGTATCAGTTTTTCAAATTCATTCATAAAATTATTTATAAACATATCAGACTCGTGTTCGTCTAATAAAAAGTTCTTACATACTATATATTTCTCCGAGTTTGCTAACCTGCTTGTAAAAGGTTTGGTAATATATACTTCAGAGTATACTCGTGTTAATATATATAGGATATCAGTAGTCAACTTAGAAAAAATATCAAATATTTTAAGCACAAAATGTCCACCTTTTTTTTGCATAGAGATTGCGTATATCACCTGCGATATAATAAGTTTACTTACTAATTCCTCTTGTTTATTAAAGTCGTTCGATACATCAATACCGCCATCCGCAGTAATAGTATGCATAGAGTGTTTGAATTTATTTACACAATAAATATAGTTATCTTTATGCAACAAATTTCCTGTTCCATCTTCCCCGGTTATAATAGTAACATTTTTATTTGCTTCTAAAAATTGATGACTTTTTTTCCATCCAGGACACCCTGGGTCATTATTTATAAGTGTCATGCCATAGTACTTGTCGTTTATATTTTTTCGTAAAAATGCTGTGGCTTCTATAAAACCCCCAGGCCCTTCGGCAAGATGAAACGTTTGTATATTTTCTCTTGTATCACCGAGTTTAAACATTTTCCATATTTCTATCATTTTATAAAACGAACGAGATAATGGTTTTAGTTTACTAACAGATATTTTAGTGCTAGGAATAATAGTGTGAATGAATTCATACGGATTTGTGTATTTTTTAATTGTATCCCACGCTTCCGCAGATATTTCTATTTGTTCTTTAAATCGTGATAAAAATTCAAATAATGAATTGGATATATAAGCGGAATTCGTGGAATTCGCACTATTTATATGAAGTAGTTCCGAATGTTCCGATGGTTGTTTTTCTTTATCTAATTCTATTATAATATCCGTTTCTTTTTTTTCTATTTTAATTGTTTCATCAGAAGAAAAAAATATTCTTTTATAATTTTTTTTATCTGGGATACATGATAAATTGTAATATGACATATTATGACTTTAATAATTTTATTTTAATATTTTTAAAAATATAATTAGTTATATGATAATGAGAATAATGTTTAGATGGTTTAACAAATAAACATTATTTATTCGATTATTTATGATACAAAACTTATTGATTTATGGAACTTTCACTTTCTCCGACATTACTTCCCAAATTTAACTTTCCAATTTTAGAAAGCGATGCCTTTGTTCCTACTTTTGATTTTCCTATTACGGAGGCGGAGGCGGAGGCGGATGTTGCGCCTAAGGTTACTGGTTCAAGAACCGACTTCTTTTTAACTACTAATTTTCCCGATGTGGTAGACCCTGATGCACTCCCTGATGCAGGTTGTTTACTTTTTGAGTTTGATGAACCAAATAGTTTCGAAATAGTTGCATCTTTCTTTTTCCCCGAAACTATCGGTTCTCCTAAGTCTAGTATTCCTTCTTCTAATGCTTCACTGCCCAATTTTTCCAAATCGGCCACTTTTGATGCGCGATACGATAGTACAACATTTCCTTTTGCAGATTTTCGAACGATTCCACTCATCATCTCCCCCTCGCCAGTAATCTGCGACGCCAGTTTTTGAACGCTCGCAGAATCTGCCATATTCATCTTCTCTTGGAATACATGTATACCCGTTACACTACGAAATACGTCTTCGACATCTACATTCGCAATTTTCTTAAACACAAAATACCGATTATAAAATGATATCTGTTTTTCAATTGGTGTCATATACATTGCGCTACCATACCTACTTTTCTGTCGCACATCTTGTTCAATATCGTGCTCCATTTTTGTGAACAGCTCCGAAAACATTCCCGTGCCATTTGGCAACCCTAATGCCACCGCATCTTCGCGTTTCACTAGTTGAAATCCGTAATATTCCATAAGTTGCGTAAAGTAAGTGAAGTTTACCAAATATTCTTTGATTGTTTTATTAATGGAGTCTTGGAACACGTCTATAGCATACCCGACACAACTAATGTCATTGTCGAATGTAGTTTTGGAATAATCTTTGGCAACTTCCCACACTTTTATGTCTCTTATGCGAAGAGCAATAGATTTGCCCTTTTCAATACCGCGGAGTGCGTTGAACATGACATTCCCATCATAGCATGTGCCAACAAAATACCCATCTACTTTTGTACATTCGCTCACGTTTTTAATAAAGTTGTTCAATTTCTCAATTGTTTCGAAGAAGTAGTGAAGTGCAAATTGACACGAAGAGATGTTAAACCCATCCGTTGCTTTACCATACTGACGAAATACCCCTTTTCCAAGTAATCCCTCATCCTTGGGCCCTTCATTAAATAAAGCGTGCACTATTTGTTTGCCCTTCTCGTTAAATATGGCCTGTCCCGATTTTATATTTACACCACTATTCCCATTTACAAATAAAGCATACGGCATCGAGTGAAATTTTTTGCGATAATTTAAGAAACGCGCACATGCTCCATCTAGACGATTTTCAATATTATCTTTTGACAAATCAATTCCAAACACAAACGACAACTTGGCGTCAATCCATTTTGGAAAATCGCCGGCTTTTCCGACCGCATAGTCAATAAGCGTATTTCCTTTTGCTGCGACTTTAGTAATTAGCATTCGCTTCACAAAGAGATTATGAAAATCGCGCATTGGTCTTGTATAATTTTCTCCATTGCCGCTATTTCGGTTATAGTAAATATCATCATCAGCCAGTTCATCCGGAATATTTTCGCCCATAGTTATCATTTCTTCAGTAATTGGGTTATGAATGGAATACCAATTATTATTTGCGACGTGGTATGCGTTGCCGTAGTTCTTTATTCCCTTGCGATACTCAGATGTCTTGTCATAGCGAACACGTTGAGGGGTCCATTGCCAGTGTTTAGGGCGACTAAGATCGTAGCTAAATTCGACGATTGTCTCATCTTCAAAAATTTCATTTTCAGCAGTAAACATTTGCGCCACGCCGTTCTCATCTTCGCGCAAAGGGATATTACAAATATGTGTATCGGGGTCGTAAGGATTAGTGGGATAAAATGGCAATGGTTTATAACCCGATTCAAGGTCCACGTCACTGACAGATGGTATTTTATCGTCGACTATAGCGGCACATGGATTCAAATAGCCGTGTTTACGTTCATCATAACCGACACGCAAAATAATCGTCTTATATTGCTGTAACTGGTCAGTTCGCATAGTATCGATACCTCCTTCGAATATATTACCTACAAAGTCGGTCATAGTAGTTTGATTCTTCTTTGTGGTAATAAGGAAGTCAATCGTATTTTGGTTCATTGGTTTCCACTTGAAAGACAGGTCCCACGTCACTTTATGCATCGGTCCAGCAACGCCGATTTTATTACTTGCGACACCTGTATTTGTTGGTGTGAAAATAAGTCCATCAGTGTTATAGTCATATACCCCTGCTTTTTGTCCAGAAATAATAGTTTTACAACACATGAATATATTTTTTTCGCCGGATACGATTTCAAATTTTTTGACGTTTATTTTAATCGGAACCATTTCGCCCTGAACTACAGCGCGAATATTCATAGCTTGGATTGCTTGTTTTAATAATTCAAGACGTGAAACTCCAGGATTTCGGGTTGTCGTTATGGTCGTGGGTGCTTCTTCACCTTGTCCGGTATTATCTTTTGCGCGACTTTTACGTGATGCAGACGCAGCTTCAAACTCTGCTTCGGCTCTACTAATTTCGCTAAGCCGTGTTTGTTGTCGTTTAAACTCTTCTTCTGCGTCGACATCGTCGGGGTCATACATAAGAGATTCACGAGCGCGTATAATATTTTGCTGTTCGGTAGATATATTTATAAAAGCGTTTTGTCGAACATCGCGTCCGCCCATAAAGTAGATATCAAATGCAGCAAACAAATTAATATACTCCCCATTTTTATTATGCAATATGTGTTCGCCGTCAATAAGCGTATTCTGTAGTTTTTCTTCTTGACAAATAGCACCAGTAAATTCAAACTCCATATTTGTATTTACAAGGTATATGCGCCCACTGAGCGAAACATATAACATTTTGCGCATTCCATCTGCCTTATCTGTCACACTATAGTTTGTCCGAATATTGGGAATTGTGCAATCTGGATTAACCGGAGCAATATTTAATACTTGTAACGTGTATGAAGAGGGTCCGATAAAATGGTGTGGAATCAGTTTTACATTTTCATCGCTAGATGTAGGCCCTTTTTGTCCTTGTCCTTGTCCTTCTCCTTCTTCTCCCTCCACTCGCCGTGATTTTTTCTCCATCTCATTCGGGTATAACATATAGTAGTATTGTTTCGCAACCAGCCCCAATTCGTGATAAGAAACGGGAAAATTGGTTCCCTGCATACCTGCTAAAATTAGTTTAATCCCAGTCCTCAAAATATCCGCAACAACGATTCCATTTTGTAGACGCGTTCCTGGACCGACTGATTTATTATCCATTTCAATTTCTATTTCATATTTGGGATCACATGCTGTAACTTGCGCAGATTTAAAAGTGTATTCCGGTATCATAAATCCGTCTCTTCGATGTGATTCTTTGACAATGGAGATATCAACATGAAAGGGGAAACTATCGTGAACAAGTGTTGTTCGATTCAAATATCGAAATATTTTCTTATTGTTTTGCCAGTTTGAAAGAATAGACTGCGCGAGTCCGGATGCGGCGGGGATGATACGCTCTTTTTGATACGAGATGCGAAAATTGAAGTCGTCAATGCTAACAGGACGAATATATTCTGAACCTTCCAGGGCTGCAGACTTTTTGACGAAACGATAGTTGAGATCTTCGAGGGAATCTGTTCTACAATACTTTTGAATATCACTGAGTCCATATACTTCTGCGCGAACATCAGATAACTTGGTTTTTCCTGTATTTTCATCTGTGAACTCGGATTGAATTTTAAGACTATACTCTTGAGACATACTTACTCTAAATCCGGCTGAAATTAACTTTTTAAATACATTGTCAAAGTCGGTTTTTGTAACCTGTTTAATATTTTTTGTGCCGAATTTTACCTCTAGTTCCGAGATTCCATCCTCGCGACGTAAAACGTTGTCTAAATATTTTTGAGTAAGATTATTAAACATCTCTTTTTGTTGTTGCGTTATGGACGTGGATCCCTGCCCTGGTCCTGGTTTGGACTTATAACTTTGCTTTGAAGCAAGCACGGGCATAGGTTGAGGCTCGGCTCGAGAACTTTGTGACTTTTGTTTTGATGATGATGATGATGATGATGATGCAGAACTTGTAGGGCGTGACATATTTATATTATACTATATAGGTTGAGTAAATATGTTCTGGTATATATAATTCTACATATTATTTTATATCATATTCAATTTTATATTATAATTATTCTAATAATAGTTATAATAATAGTTATAATATATCAAATAAAACAAATCATAAACACTTTCCCATAATTTCACTATATAACTCACTTTTTGTTTTTGATTTTGGTTTTGTCTTCATTTTCTTATTTTCTCCTATATCGGGATTTGTATCAGCATTTGTATCGGCATTTGTATCGGCATTTATATGAATATTCGTAATATTCATTTTTGCTGCAATATTTATTAACTCTGTTAATGAGTAAGATGAAATAGCGCGCAATGGTTTGTTTACATCGTCTAGATTGTCTAGCTCTAAACAAGTTTTTTTAATATTTTCTATGTATTCTATGTATTCTATTCTACTTTCATCTGTGTCTATATCTATAGAGACTGAATAGTAATTTGTTTCAGGGGTAAACTGAATAATATGTATTTTTGAACTTATATCTGTATTGGTATTGGTATTGGTATTGGTATTGGCATTGGCATTCGAAAACATTTCATAATACGTATTTTTATAAACGTAAAAAATATTAACATTATAGAATAATGATAGTGCATATAATATTTTTGGTGAAATACTAGATCCAGCCCCCATAAGACCCGATTCAATCATATTCTTTGACATTTTGTGTTCTTTTAGTATTTGCTTATTTTCTCCCTTTTTGATTCGTTCGATTGTTTTCACTTTAAACTCTTGTTCGGCGGTAAAATAATTTTTCTCGTATTCATAACCCGACAAACCATTAACAATAATATAAAAACACCAAAATAATGAATTTTTTTGCCGAGGACTAAAAAATGAAAGACGTGGTTCTTGATCGGTGCTTGCACTTTCTACGTTAATGGTAGTTAAAATTATATTTTCCTTGCCGTGTTCCTTGCTAAACTTTTTTTTACCATCTACATGCCCCATCATATTTACATCCCTTACATTATTCAAAAAATCTTGCGATAACATGATTTGCTTCAGTCCTCTTATTTTATCCTCCATTTCTAGAATTGCTTTTGCATATACATTATATTGTTCCGACATAGTTACAAGATGTGTTTTAACTACCGCATTAAGTGATTCTGCAACAGATTTATTTTCTTTTGCACCTTTTATGCTGTTCATTTCTACGTGGTTTATACGTTGTATGTATTATTACTACACTTATGTAACAAAATACCTTTATTATAGTTTAATAATGATATTACGAAAAAAAGGAAGATGCAATCTTTTGCTTCTCCTCTTCAATCTCATTAAGTTGAGCTTCTTGTTTATTCACATAGTTCAAATACTTGTAAACTTTATCAAGAATACTAGAGTCTACATATGTAAGGTTAATAAAAATACCATTCTTGTTTTCTGTTATACATACGTTGTTGTCATTAAAAATTCTTAGAATTTCTATTTGATGAAATATGTTAACAAATTCTATTTTATCTTTTAACAATTTTAAATTGTTCACAAAAAATTTTATTTTATCCTGGTTTGGATCTCTATTATCGATTTGAATCATATTATCAACTTCTTTTTTTGGTATTCGTAATACTTAAAATAAAATAATCTTTCTATATAATTTTTCCGCCTAATATTATTATTATTATTATTATTATTATTCGTTATTCGATATTCGTATTTGTATTCGAACTTGAGTCACTTTCTTTTTTGGTTTTATTAGGCGCTTTTGGTACCCGCGTCTTGCGTTCTTTTGGTAGTTCGATATTCGAATCATAAGTAATTGTAATCACATTATTACTTGTATCATTTACAATACTCAATGGATTCTTTGATTTTTTTGGTCCACGTTTTGTAGAAGTGGTCGATTCTTGTTTTGTTTCTATAATTGTGGTCGCCGATGCTCCTGATGTTTGTATGGAATTTGACAGCGATGATTTTTTAGGATGCGATAAAGTTACAATAGCAATTCGTTCCTTTTTTGGCTGAACTAGAAATCCAATAATTTGTATATGTTTATCATTCATTTCAAAACGTTTTCCAATAACCCTAATATTTATTTTGTCCCCTTCTTTGATTGAACTATAATATGTTTTGTCAGATTCGATGCCAAAGTCTCTAGTAATATATACAACAATAGGAGAATATTCGTCGTCGGAAACTGCGCGAATTCCAGCCTGTGTAATGTTTTTTGCAACACATGTAATAATGGATTGTGGCTGAGGATTGCATACAAGACATTGAATCACGATATTAAATTGGACATTTTTTGCAATAATTTTTCCACACTTGAAGTCAATAATACGTGTGGAGTGTGGTTTAATAAACCCTTCGGTAATACATCTACCCTCAATACAGCTAATAAGTGTAGTATGCAGTAGTGCCATAATATTTTCTCTGCTTGAAGCATGCATATTGATTAGAACAAATGGTATAAGAATATCATAGTTAATTTGTTGAGTAGTATAGAGCGGGTGTGCATCTTCGAATAATCCAGAACCTAATAAATCTGTAGTTATAGAATTTGCAGCAATCGGGAGCGCAAGGGATGAATTTGTGAATCTTTTATCGTAGTCACTATATCCTTCGGAATCACTTTCATCCGAACTTATAGAGCTATCACTACCACTACTTGTATTCCTACCCTCCTTACTATTCCCATTTTCACCTGTATGTGTATATGTTGTCGAAAATGTATTTTCGATGTTATTACCATCCTCGCTGATATGATTAATATGGATATTAAATGTATTTACGCTATCATTTGTTTTAATGAGTGGAGACGCGGTTTCTCCCCCGGTAGATGCTCTAGATGCAATAGTAGGAGTCGTCAAAGAATCTGTTTTTTTATTTGATCGCTTTACAGGGGGTAACTTTTTATTACTTGTGTTGGTAGCGGAACAACCATCATTAGCAACTGCTACGGATTCATCTACTACTTTGGTTGACTTTCTTGGCATTTGACTGATAAGTTTAAATAAACAAATAAACTGAAATTACTGGGTATGGGTAGGTATGATTTAATATATAATATTATATTTATAATGGTTTTCAATTTTATATTATTAATATTAAAAATAATATAAAAAATAACATAAAAAATAACATAAAAAGTAATACAGATATATTTTTTACTCTTCATCTTCACTTCCTTCTTTTTTTTCACTTCCTTCTTCTTCACTTCCTTCTTTTTTTTCACTTCCTTCTTCTTCACTTCCTTCTTCTTCACTTTCTTCTTTTTTTTCACTTCCTTCTTCTTCGCTACTTTTACTTGGAAATAAACTATTCATCATTCCTTGACTTTCTTCTGCAATAATTGATAGTGGACTTTTAGCAGGTCCGGCTTTAGGTGGTTGTTCTTCTTCTTCGCCTTCTCCTTCTCGTTCTTCTGTTGATTTTTTTATATTTCTTTTTGACTTTGATAACTCTACTTCTCCTTCTCCTCCTTCTCCTCGTTCTAGTTGTTCTTCCAGTTCTGCAATAATAAAAACTGCACTATCGTTTAATTCAAAACGCTGTCCAATTACACGAACCATCACAACATCATCCGCTTTCAGTTCTGAAAAATAAGGAATATTATAGTGATGGTCTCTCGCAATAAAAACATTTATCGGTGAAATATCAGAATTATTTGCAAATGCCATAAGTCCGGCATTTGTTATATTACTTACTACACACGAAATACGCATCCCGTTAGGTGGATTACAAACCAAATACTCAAAAACTATAGTAAATATTGCAACATTTCCATTAATATTTCCACATGAATACGTTATTATTTTTGAAGAGCCTTTTTTTACATATCCATCGATACAGCATTTCCCTTCAAATTCTTTCTTCAAAATCTCTTCAAGAACTTGCTTAATATTAGCGCCCACATATTTTATAGGAATGGACAACTTTTTGGTAATAATATTTTTAATATAAAGCGACATATTGCTGGCTCTACTCGCTTTTCCTCTTCCCGATATTCCCGGATCCATTATGCTGCTTTTTCTTGAAATGAGTGACATTTGCTTGCTATAATAATTGATTATTTTTATATTATTTATATTATTTTATGTTATTATTATTATTTACATGCCAATTTATTATAATATAAAATTGAATTTTAAAAATACTAATATAATTAAGTAAACATATACAAACATATACAAACATATACATAATATGGAAACTTGGTATCCAATTGAAGGTTCGGCTAAGCAACAGCGAAAATGTGATATTAATACAAAATTCTCTAAAAAAAGGGCAGACCATAGAAATCCAATTTTAAAGGATTGGGCGGAAAGACTAGAACATACAATAGAGCCAAAAGTTCCAGAAGATTATATATCACCATTTGATGCAACCAAGTGTATTTATTGTTTATCACTTAAACTTGGACCTACCGGCGATGAATTTAGACCATCTACACAAAGAGGTCGTCAAAACAAAATAAATTGGGTTCCTTGTTGTGGAACATGTAATTCTTCAAAAGAAGCTAAATGCGGAAGTGTATTGATTAAATGGATAAAATCTAAATCATCGGTTGAACAATATGAAAAGATTATTAAATGGTATCAATCTTATGAAAAATATATGATAATACCGGAAGATACGATTGACCCTAAAAATAACAAACTATATGTAACGAATGTAATGGAATTAGATGAACGACTTAATAAAATGTATGAAGATTTCATGTAAATCTATGTTGCTCTAAATTTGAAAATATGTAATATGTATTCATGACTAAATCGAATTCAATAACACTTCAACCGGAGAAAAGAACCATCGTTTTCCTTCTTCCTTTTCTCTATCATAATAACGTAAAAGAAACTCTTGCATTATACATAACTCAACTTCGGTTGTATTACGATTATTTTTAATATTGAATGGGAAATTGATAGCCTCGTAGTTTAGTGTTTTTGCTTTATATTGTCTAGAAAAATCAGCTTCAGGGTAGTCAATAATATTTAACATTGATTTAACAACTTTGGATGTAGTAATATCTTTTTCCTTTCCTTTTGCGGATGGTGGCTTTGGTTTTGCTGTCGTCGATGCAGCCACTCCACTTGATATTTTTTTATTTTCATTTTCCACTTCAGTTTTCATAATATTGGGTGTAACAAGTTTAATACGATTAATGAATAATTTAGCTATTCGTGTATAATCTGTATCATACGATAATGTCTTCTTCTGATACTTATCGATAAAGGATTCGTAAGAATAACCTAAAACACTCAATAACCTTTTAATTGCGGGTGAATTTTCTAATTTACCTTCTTTTCGCAATATTTCTTTAAACTCTTCTTCTAATTCATAATGAATATAGTCATGGCTTTCTTGTTCCGTCATATGTGACAATATACTCTGTGTTCGGTCATCGTTCAGCACTAACAATAAGTTGCTTACTATCTTTGCGCGTCCTGCTTGATCACATCTTGCTGCAATACTGCTACCCTTAACAAAACTCATTGATGCCTTAGATTCGGCACTAGAACCCAAAATTTGTTTTGTTTTAAACACAAAGGCACTATAGTCACCAATAGAAATATTTGTGATAAATCCGATATAGGGCGCGAGTGTATTACCGATAGTCTCTTTAGGTATGAAAAACTTTGCTAAAATATCGGCATTAAAGTATTTAAAGTCTGGCTTGGTTCCTAAAGTCCATCTGCCTACTTCTTCGTCTCTAATATATAATTCCAACTCTCCTTTTTTTGATATGAGCAATGCTCCGTTCTTTCGTAAACTGGGTGCTTCTAACACTAAAGATTTATAAAATGATTCCATAATAGTATCGAATTCATATTTAACAGGGTTAGATTCTCGAATTTCAAGTCTTTGCTTATCGGTGCTAATCCCGTAGTTTAAAAGTGTAAGTATATCTTCGTTATTTAGTTCTTGCAATATATGGGCAACTATAAATTCTTTCTGCATTCGCTCGGGGATAAAATTCATTTTATTTTTTAATACAAACCCCACATTGTGATACCAATCTGTTTTCCCCCGTTCTGTTTTTTGTTCTTTTATTGCAATATCATAATATTTTCGCAACTTTTTCAATAACTTGGGTTCTCTACGAAAGGACGATATCATTTCCATCAAATTTTCTTCGTCTGTATCATATTCTTTTTCGATTTTTTCTCTCGCTTCTCTCGCTTCTCTCGTTTCTGCAATCTTATATAACCCCTCCAATCCTTGGACGCCTTCAAGCCCAAGCTCAAGCTCTTTCGACTGCAATCCAATACTTTTCTTCATTCGTGATTCATATTTTTTGTGTATATCTTCGACAGATTCTTGTTTCTTGTGTGGAGCAAAAATAATTTTTTCACGTTTAAAATCAACCGGACGTTGTCGATCTCGCAATGGAACTATTGGATTATTTAATTCAAGTGGCTGGAAAAAATAGTAGTTTCCAATATTTACTAATCGCCCATATCGCCCATATCTGTCTATAATAAACTCGTTCTTATCTTCAATGAGTTGCGTCAATGCAATATCAATCGCTTCAGTTGGGTATTTTTTGCTATAGTTTATCGTTGCAATAAGGTCACTTGAAATGTCATCTATTTTTTTACTTGTTGCAGTTCTTTTATAAAAATATCGTTCCCTAAATATATCACGAATTCTTTGTACAATTTTATCCGTATTCATAGTCAATATTGCATCTGTAAATATGTCTTTCTTGTATCCAATATTTTTTCGCGATGTGGTTGGTCTGCATTCGTATAGGCATTCCATATAGTCACACGTGGATGAGAAGTCTTTATCGCCAATTTGATAAGGAATCTGAATACTTGATGCAGACGCCGTATCATAGGACGAAAGAATCTGAATAATTTTATTGTCAGGACTCGGTCCTAACGCGTCGCTAAAGTTTTTATCGGTAAAATTAGTTTGGTCAATATTCAATAAACAATCGACTGCGCTTTCCTTCAATACACGACTTACTTCGCCAATCTGTTTCGCCTTTCTTTCTGAAAGGCGGTATAAGTAAACATCTGCGGCTTCAACAACTGGGGATAATGAAAGCACGGATCCGTGTAAAAAGATTTGAACATTTCTCTTTTCAAATTCAAGATTTTTGTGACTGCAGTTGCGCACTGCTCGCCCGATCGTTTGCTCTACAAGGTTAATATTATACCATGGTTCTAGAATATGCGTTTGTCGTATATTTTTAAAATCAATACCCTCTGTTCCAGATTTGGAAATAATAATTGCTTTAATAAATCGCCCATCATAGTTTCCGTCGTTGGTCACCGCCTTTACCTCACCAATATTATCAGGCGACAAATTTTTATCACCGGAAATGACTATATATTTTGAAGGAAAGAAGGTCTCATCCTTGGTCATTTCATTTCGCCGCTTGCCAGTAATTGCGTCAATAGGTGATGCGGGTGGTTTACTAAAAAGGGAATGTCCACGCGCTGCGCCATATCGCACAAATCCCATACTTTCTAATGCGAGCGCAATCGGGATAACACCGCCGTCAATGTAAAAACTATAGATGAGTGTTATACCTTCGGATTTGTAAACATTGTCACAAATGCTTTTAATTTTTGAACTATAATTGCCGATATTTCCGGGTGCAAAAACGTGTGGAACATTTTCGCGATATGAGTAGTTGGATTTTGTTTCATCGTCGAAATCCATCACACGACGCAGGCCGTATTTGCCGACAAGTCCACGAATATCGTAGTTTTTAGTTTCGGCAACGGCGGGGTCAAAATCGTCTGCAGGGTATGAAATATTGAGACATTCTAGAGGGCGCTGAAGAAGTGTAATACCCGCGGTTTGTTCGGCCTGATCGTTGCGTTCCATATTTTTTATCTCTTCTTTATTGGACTTTTGAAGCTGGTTGATAATATATGTATACACGCTTTGTTGATAAGGCGATGCTTCTGTCAAGTAAATCTTATCTTGCATCATATCTAGTCTTCTATGTACCGGAATAATAGTTCCGCTGATTTGGAGTTCAGGGATTTGGTATTTTATTTTTCTGGCGGGTTCTCTCAACTCTCTCGACTCTCTCGGCTCTCCCGTGTCTCTCTCTTCCCTCATGCCCTCGCCACCCTCGCCACTCTCACTCCCCGCAAATGTGCGCATTGGTGCAAACTCGTCGGGGTAAATACGATACGGGAAAGTATAAGGATTCTCGCCACGAACGTAGGAGACATAGCCAGTTGAAAGTCTGCGCAAATTGTCACGTCCTGTTTCGGTAATTGCACTATTTTCATCAATAGATTCCGCAAAAATTCCGTCATCCGGATTGTCATTAAAAATATCACGATATTGTATTACAGCCCTCCCATCATTTAAACGCATAATATTAAGAAGCCAAATAATTTCACGATAACTATTATACATGGGTGTTCCAGAAAGGAGCAACAATCGTGTTAACAAAGAAGGACCGAATTTTACCAGTTTTTGAAGTTCATTTGCTACTGCGCGATTGGTAGAGTTGTCGCTAGTATTGCGAATATTATGAAACTCATCGATGACAATTAGAGAATTTCCAAATACAACTTTTAATTTTTGGTTCATAAGTTTATATCGCTGAACTTTATCTTCGATGCTGTCATCAATGGTTGATGTTTTTTGAATAAGCGACGCGAATTGGTCATAGCCGAGAAACATATACGAATTTTTAATAATCTTTTTAATTTCTTTCACGACTTTTTCTTCGTCCATGCCCTTCATATTCATGGGGTTAATTTCCTTTAAATATTTATTTCCCGTGCAGGAGCGAATATTCCATATGCCGTCGATTAATTTTAGTTTTCGGGAATCAAATAACTGCAGTTTAAAATTTTGCTGGACGTTTGGACTGGCAACTATGATAATTTTTTTCGCGGATGACATGCCAATATTGACAAGGTAGTCGCGCATTTCTTCGCAAATCGTAATTGCAGAACATGTTTTGCCTGTGCCCAGGCCGTGATATAGAAGCAGACTATTGTATGGTGTTTGAATAGAAAGAAAGTTACGGACAAACAACTGGTGGGGGGATAACTCGAAATCGGCATTACACATTTTATTTGCGTATTCTTTTATTTTTTGCATAGAGTCATACACTTTGCCGTCGTATGTTGTGTCTGCAAATTCGCGTTTTGCAGCAATCTTGATGTTGAATTCTGGGTCATCATGTGTAGGATAGAGAAAACTTTCGTCTTCGATGGCTTGCATAATAGTTTCATCGCCGGGTGTAGGAGGAGAAGGACTAGCAGCAGGACTAGCGGGAGATGGAAATGCTGCAGGCGGTGGCACCAATTGTGAAATAATAGGACTAGTAACTTCAGGTGGTGATGGCGGGGGTGGAGGTGGGGGTGAAGGTGAAGACAAAGATGCTTCTTGTTGTTGTTGTTGTTGTTGTTGTGGGGTTGGTGGTTTTTCTTGTTCAGAAACAGAAACCGGTGATACATTAGGAGAAACCTGCGGTGTTTGTGGAAGCACATCAGATAGTTCTTCTATTTGTTGATTTACCAGTGGAGTTGCTACTCGTGGCGTAGGAGTAAATGCTACATCACTCCCAAAAGAAGACTCGGAAGAAGGTTCTGCTCTTGCGACTACACCTGGTAATGGCGGAGGCGGAGGCGGAGGCGGAGGAGGTTGGGACAGAGGGTGCGAAATATTTGCTTGTATATCTGGTAGTGTTGGCAACTCGGGCACCCCTAGTCCTAGTCCTAGTCCTACCGCTGGTGTTTTCGTGGAAACTGGTGTAGTGGTTCCAGATGGTAGAGAAGCCGGAGAATTTCGAGAAGAAGATATCGTTGGTGTCAAACTAAATATAGTTGAAGGTTGAGAAAATGGACTAAATTTACTAGTAGAAGAAATACCACTTGAAGAACTTGTGTCACTAACACCAGACGGAGGACGAACGGGGACAAGAACTCGAGATTTTTTAAAATTTTGTATAGGTATAGCTGGTTGAGAGCGAACCGATGAAATAGAGCCTTGTGCAGACGATGATGGTGTTGGTGATGGTGTCGGTGATGGTGTTGGCAACAAAGGAGAAAAAGAAATATCAGACGAAACTGATTTTGAACTTACAAATTTATTTTTATTAGCATCTGATGCATAAGATTTTGGTGTAGATAAATAAGAACGTCCACTCTCACTTGCCGTTGAACTTGGCGCAGGAGAGACACTAGAAAATCCCATTACATTAATAGGAGTTATACCCTTTTTAGATGAAGTTCCAGATGATGTCGAAATAGTTCCTAAAGAATTTTTTGAAAGCGTAGAAGGTGCCGACGATACATCAGAAAAAACCGGAGGAGTAAGAGGAAACCTACTATCCACACCCTCATCGCTGCGAAATAAAGGTGATGGCGGCGGTGGTAAAGATGCAAGTTGTTGCGATAATTCTTCGGGGGACATTGACATTTTACTTGTTTTACTCATTTTACTTGTTTTACTCATTTTACTTGTTTAATTGTTTACTTGTTTACTTGTTTACTATTTTAAATCTATTTTTTTTGATAATGGATATACTAATAGTAAGGGATATTATAATAACAAGTATACTTCTTATATAATGTTAATATAATCTATATTCTTGCAAAACTTTATTTATTTTTTTGACAATATTTATTTTTTCTAAATTATAGGGACGTATAACATTTAAACATTCATCATATGACATCCATTTCATATTTCTAACTTCTGATTTTTGATATTTTTTTGTTTCCAAAGACACATTGTTATTTACCATATATGCAAGATAGTATTTGTGCTTATAACTTTTAATATTCGACCCAATAAATATCTCCTCATAAGGAATAATATTTTCAATAAGTTTAAAATCGTTGATAACATAACCCGTTTCTTCTATAAATTCACGTATCCCACAATCTATATCTTTTTCTTGATAATTTCTGCGCCCTTTAGGGAATCCCCACTCAGGATCCGTCCACGATGTATTTGAAGAATCGATTAACGACTGAATACTAAATTCATTATTTCTTATTTTTATTCCACGTTTTAATAATTCGAATTTATCTTTTGACGATATTTCTTCGCTTCTATATTGGTTATTTGAATACTCACCCCATAATAAACTCCATAAGTCTTCAAAATTCATGGTTAATAATTTGTTTTTTTCATCTAGCGTCATTTCATTTATTAATGTTTGTATATACTGAATATTGTATAAAGGATATTTCCCTCGAATAAATTCAACAAAACCGAAACTATTATTTCTTTGGATCAAAAGATATTCTATTGAATTCATTACGTTATTATATTTGAATGAAATGATTCCTATACTTGTAATCGGATTTTTACAATCATTCAATATATGTCCACATTTACCACAATTATTGCAATATGCATTTCCATTTCCGTGTGTGGTTGACATGTTATTTTGTGTTATTTATTTATTTATCGTAAATTAATAATTACTTTAATATATGTATTCTTCATTATCTTTTTATATAGTTTCAAATTAGTAATGGTATTAGATTCAAATGTATGGGGGCCACATTATTGGTTTGTTCTTTTAACGATTGCAATTTCGTATCCAAAATACCCGAATGACGTAACAAAAAAGAAATACTATGAACTTATTCAAAACTTTCCATTGTTTATACCTAATTCATCAATGGGGAACTATTTTAGCAGTTTATTAGATAAGTATCCAATTGCGCCGTATTTAGACAGCCGCGACTCTTTTATTAAGTGGGTTCATTTTATACATAATCGTGTAAATGAGATGCAGGGCAAAGATGAAATGTCGCTTACAGAAGCAATGCAAAAGTATTATGACAATTATAAACCCAAGGGATTACTCATGAAAGAAGAACAAAAATATAAGCGTAAACTGGTATTTTTTGTATTAGTCGTATTAGGTACAAGTGCGGTGTATTATATGTATAAAAAGTAATTATTACTATATTACAAATATTACAAATATTACAAATATTACAAATATTACAAATATTACAAATATAGCAACAATATTACGCGTAATATTTTATATCATGATATATTAATATTATAGTAATATTATAGTAATATTATATCGCACAAAATTATAAAAAATTAAAAGATGAAATTTAAAAGACGCAAAAATATAAGAACGAGAACGAGAACGAGAACGAGAACGAGAACAAAAATAAATAATATAAAATATAAATGGCACAAAATTCGACACAAAACACGTAAAGAGACAGGGATAAGAAGAAATAATATTAAAAAATTAACGATTAACTATGGAGGTGCACCATTTGCGCAAGGGGGGTTCGGGTGTATTTTCTCTCCAGCATTAAAATGTAAAGATGTGGGCCAAAGTAATAGTAGTCATTATAATCATGATAAAAAAGATAAATTTGTAAGCAAATTAATCGAAACAAAATATGCAAAAAGAGAATACGACTATGTTGTAAGAATTAAAAATAAACTAGGACATTTACCGGATGATATTAAAAAGTATTTATCTATAGACGAATTTACAATATGCGACCCTGATCTGTTAAGTAAGAGCGATACAACAAATATAGAAAGTGTATGTGAAACAATACTTTCATATGTAAACGATAGTAAAACGAATGGACCGGTTAATGCGCAAAATATAAATAATAACTTGGATAAGTTTAAGATTATTAATATGCCCAAACTAGGCAAGTCTTTGCATGATTATATTAAATCTACGAAGTTAAGCATAAAAGAACTTATTTTTTTAAACAACATAATGATTAAATTTGTTTCTGTAGTTATACCGACGATGAATCGCGCAGGTGTAATTCACGGGGATTTAAAAAGTGCCAATATATTATTTTCGGATAATATGAATGTGCCGGTATTGATTGACTGGGGTTTATCTTATTTAGTTCCGCCTAATGAAAGTATCCCAGAGGATTTATTTGGAATGGTTGTGCAATATCAGCATCCTTTTTCAACAATATTATTTTCTAAAAATGTGCTCCAAGATTATGAAGACTTTTTGGAAACCATAAAAAAGCAAGGGAAAAAGATAGACAAAGAGTCATTGCGAATATTTACAACCGCGCAGTATTCAAATTTCAAAAACGAGTATAGTAAAATACATAAGTACTTGGCAAGTGTATTTATTGATGCTTATAAAGAGGACTTCTTACGAATGATAAAAGGCAATAGTATGTTTATAGATGATACTATCACGGAAGACATATACATAAACTATGTCATAAATTATGTAGTAGATGTTCTATTTGAGTATACAAACCATAATACAAATAAAATCAATTTAGGTAAATACTTTAAACGCGTCTATATGCATAATGTTGATATATGGGGAATCATGTCTATTTATTACGAACTGATTAAAAAACCATTTGATAACTATATGTTAAGTAGTAAAGAGCATAAAATATATATTCAAATGTTGATGAATTTACTAGTGAAGAATATTTTTGAAAATGGAACCAAGGTAATAAATATAGGAAAACTTGTGCACGATATTAAGAAAGTAAATTTATTTTTGAACAATTTGAGCCCATATGAAGAATATAAAACACACATGAATAAAATTACACCATATGAAGATATAGTTAGCGAAAATATACACGAAAATATAGACGAAAATGTAGGTGATAAACATAAACATCCTCCTCATCCTAAAACGCTAAGTAACAATATGAAAATAAATGATAGTATTGCTGTTAGAAAACTTCAACTACATAGAAGCGTTAAAAGAGCAAATTTAAATCCACGTTTGCATCAAAGTATGATACCAATGAATAATAAGTTATCTAGAAGTAGACATAATAGAACACGGCGAATAAATGTAATAAAAATATAAATACAAAATATTATTACATGTTTATATTGTAAATATTATTACATATTTATAATATATAATATAATGAAAACGGAGTTTATAGTATTTATAATAACTGCTTTACTAATCGCAAATACATATTATGATGGAAAAATAGTTAAACTATTTAATATGATAAAACATAGCAAATATTTGAAAATGGTAACATTCGCATTTGCAGGGCTTTCTATTTATTTATTTTTGAAAAAAAATCCAAATAATTCTAAAGAGTTTTTAGGACAAGCAAATGAAATGATAAAAACGCTACCAATGACACGTGACTCCTCGTCATTGATTGCACCTTTTTTAAGTTTGACAAATTCAAAATCATTTAATGATACAAATACTAGTATCTGGGGTGGCGGCGGCGGCGGTGGTAGTGGTAGTTGTGGTAGTGGTGGTGGTGGTGGTGTAGATGGAGGCAATACATTTCAATCACAAATCAGTCGCATGATGCAGTCCGGTAAAGGAACAACAAAAAGAAGCGTTAGTGAAACAAAGAAAAAATATATAGCCGCAAGTCAGAATTGGTTATGTAAAGATTGTAACAAGCAGTTACCTGCATGGTTTGAGGTAGACCATGTTATAGCACTACATAATGGAGGATCGAATGAAATAGATAATTTAGTAGCATTATGTCGCGATTGTCACGGAAAGAAAACTGCAATGGATAGATTAAACCATTAGGATTAGGGCGTCTGATAGTATTATATTTTATATGTATATATTAAATTATAATAGGACAATATAATAGGACAATATAATAGGACAATAATTAATTACATAAAATAGAATGCAATCATCTACACCTGGAACATCAGACCAGCCATTAAGTATTACTACTATTATAAAATTTTTTATATTTTTACTAGTTGGAATATCATTATTTTTAATGGTAACTATTGGTGGAAGTACTGCTGGATATAGTATAGCAATAGTATTAATTCTATCTATTTTGACACTATGTGCATATAAAAATATTTCATATTTAGGTGAAGTATTTGAAAATAGAGATTATTTAACGTTTACGTGGTGTTTTCCGACTATTTTACTTTTAATTTTATCAAGAACGTATGTTCCTGATTCAGTAAAATATATTACGGACTATATCGCAGGCGCGTTAGGCGTTTTACTAGTATTAAATTTTTTATTTGATCCATTGGTTACTGCATTAGTATATATTTTTAAACAATTAATGGATAACATAGGAAAGTTTATGAACATTATTTTTGGCGGTATTTTTCTTCTCGTGTTAATGATTAGCATGATGTATTGGGACAAAATCAGTACATATGCAAAAATAGTCGGGGGTGTTGCAATACTATTGTTTATTATTTTCATTATGAATACAGAAAATATTATTGCTTATGTCACTACGAATAAAATATCCCTTGCTATAAATGCAATAGTTGTTGCGGGTATAGGATTATTAAACTATATCTTATATAAATATACAGACAATGGACTATGGGCAAATGTGGCACAAGTTCTGACAATATTATTTTTATTGCGATGGTTCTATATATATGTAGTTGAGTTAATTGGATTTTCGGGTGTTTCGACATTTACGGGAACTACTCAGTCTGGATCATCTATTTCACCTTCATTTTTAAATTATTTACAAAATTTGAATTTTTATTCAGAATCAATAAGGTCATTTTTAACAGGAACAATACGCTACTTTACGCTCGCGATTTTAGTTTTTTATGTGTTGTTTATCTGTTATATTTATTACAAAAATAGTTTTGAATTTTTGTCAACATATAAGAGCCTCGCATTGGGCGGATTTTTAGTCATCGGTATTCTTATGTTTATTTTGACATTGTATTCATTATCAGGAACAAAAGGTGTGAAAAGTGCAGGGCCATATACAAGTATAATTATGAAAATTATGTTATCATTTCTCGGATTTGGATTAGTTATGGGAATAATCGTATATATACTAATGCAAATTTTAAAACTACAATCATTGTCGGTGCAAATTATAACATTTATTAACTTTATGCTATCAATAGGCTTAATTGCTCTTGTCATGATCGTTTTTAATTTGAATATGCAAACGCTTAATGTTGAATTTAGTCAAAATTCGGCAGGGGGTATTGGATTTATATTTAGCTTTATAACAAAGATAATATTATATATACCTTGTTTGATTATTGACATGGTAAATGCAGTGGCAGAGCAATTCAATATTGCAAAAAAACAATATGTAGTCATGATTATATTAGCCGCAGAGTTATTATTAATTGCGGCAAAGTTTTTGATTCCAGTAGCATTTGATAAGGTGGTAAACTACAATGGTGTAGTAGTTACCGATAAAGTATACCCAATGGAAATGAAAACGCGAGTTAATATTCCCCAAGTTCTTCTTTTTGATAAAAACAGAACAAACTATGGCGTATCTTGTTGGATATATGTTCACCCGGTGCCCGATAATACAAATGAAGCATATATTGAAAATACATCACTTGTGAATTTTGGAGGTGTTCCAAATATATTATTTAATTCTCAAAAAGGAACATTATCATTTGCGGTAGATATGAATGACTTAGGTGGTGGTAAGAGAATATTTATATTTCCAAATAAAGATAATATGCGCGAAGTAAAAGTATTGTATTCAAGATGGAATCATATTTTTATAAATTTTACAGACGGAAATATGGATATATTTATAAATGGAGTTTTAGTAACATCTACGTCGGAAGTTATACCAATGAATAATCCAAAATCAATACATATTGGCTCGCATCCAGGTATATATGGCGAAGCTTGCAACTTAGTATACTATAAACAGCCTCTACTTGCTGAAAATATAAGAATTATTTACGAATCGTTGAAAAATTTTAATCCACCGACTTCGAATTAATATAAATCCGTATAGTTATGTCATTTTTGTTTTATATTATTTATTATAAAATAAAAATGGTTATAAAATAAATAATTAAGTAAATAAATAAGTAAATAAATAAGTAAATAAATAAATAAAACACATTCTTTAGAAAATTTCTAGATGTATATTATAAATGGATTTAAAAATAATAATAGGCGTTGTAATAGTTGTTATAATATTATATTTAATATGGTCATATTTTTTCACATCGGTAAAGGTGTTGATGTCATTCCAGAATGCCAGCACTCTTAACTGCATTTCAGGTAAAGATGTTGCGCAAAGTGGATTAAGTAATTATTCATTTTCAACGTGGGTATATATCGGTGACTGGTCAGTAAATTATGGTTCTTGTAAAAATATAATATGTATAAGAAAATCTCCATTAGTTGGAGGAAATGATACTCTTTTTCAACTTTATTTAGATCCCACTAGAAATGATTTGCATATCTATGTAAAAGCTGAATCATCAAGCTCATCAATATCATCAAGCTCATCAAAACCATATAAGGACTGCCCGATTAGTAAATCTACTTGCAGTGTTACGAATTTCCCCGTTCAGTCGTGGGTAAATATTTCTATTAGTGTGTATAATCGCGCGGTAGATGTTTACATAGATGGTAAATTGGTTCGAACTTGTCCTCTTACTAATGTAGCGAAAACAATTGGCGAAGGAAGCACTATTTATATCGGCGGAGGTAGTGGCAGCGGAACTGACTGCGGGGGGGTAAGTGACTTGAAGGGATTTTCTGGCTATATTGCAAGCGTTTTATATAACCCCGATATTATTAGTCCCCAGGATGCATGGAATACATATGCAAAAGGATATAGCAACTCGCCATTAGGAATAAATAACTTATTCCAGAGATATAAGTTAGAATTTGCATTCTTGAAAGATAACAATGTAATAAAAAGCTTTAAAATTTAATAATAAAATTTTAATCATGTAGTTCAGCGATTTAGCAATAAATAGATATAAAAATATATAATTTTTTATATTAATTATATAAATAATCTAATATATAAATAATATATAAATAATATAAATAATATAATAACAACACTTTAGATTATAATGGCAGATACATCAAATACAAATCCTGAACCTTCTAGTGATACCAGTGCCGATGCTGCAGATGCCGGAGCCGGAGCCGGAGCTGATAAGTCCGCATCATTTAGTGACTTTTCATCAAAAGATATGGTGAGTGGTTCGAAGGATTTTCTTGAATCAAATAGTTGGGTTGCAAAACTGGCATTTTTATTAATGGTTATCATTGGATTTGTTATTTTATTTAGATTAATGATATCATTTATTACGTGGATATTTTCGCCAAGCGGCAAAATTATTTTGATTAATGGTTTACAAAATGGTTCAGTATCTACTACAATATCACAGGATCCAGAGAATAAATCATCAATAACTATTCTTCGTTCTGAAAATCAGAAAGATGGCATCGAATTTACATGGTCTGTGTGGCTATATTTGAACGGATTTCAAGATAAAAACACTTCTTTCCATCATGTTTTTAATAAGGGCAATGTAACTCCGTCAACATCCAAAGATGGTTATCCGGGAGCATCCGCACCTAATAATGCACCTGGACTTTATATCAATCCCAACTATGACGGATTTCGGGTAATAATGAACTCATTTAATAACCCTTATCAAGAAGTAATAGAAGTCACAGATTTGCCTATGTCAAAGTGGATAAATATAGTTATACGTGTTCAAGACAAAAATTGCGATATCTATGTGAATGGGCGTCTTGTAAAGCGACGCGTCATGACAGAGGTTGTAAAACAGAACTACGACGATGTTCATGTATCATTGAATGGCGGATTTAGTGGATATTTGTCAAATTTAACATACTATAATCGTTCGATCAGTATTACAGAGATACAAGATATTATTTCTATTGGCCCGAATATTAAACCAGTATCCAAGGCGCTTGAGTTAACTGAATCTACACCAAGATATTTATCTAACCAATGGTATTATAACCAAACTTCAAGATAATTATGTTTGTATATTTTAGTTGTGTTGTATTATATTATATTATATTATGAAGTATTTATCAGTAGACAAATAATTCATAAAATAAAAAGTGGAAAACACTTCATTTTGAAAAGAAGATAGGCCATTTTGTCCCACCGGATGCATATGTATTAGGATGTCTATAATTATCAAATGGTGCATTTTTAGATATACAAAGTGTCGTAGAATTTCCTGGAACATCCGACGAACTTGTAGGGTTACATATGATTGTCGGTGGAGGTGTCCAACAGACCAAAGATGTCGGTGTTTGTCGTAAACCTACTCCTGGTTCATTATTAATATTTGTAATATTGGGGTATGTATATTGCTGAGACTCAGATGCCCAAGCTTTTTGACGCGTAAGTTGATTTTTGGCAGCCATCGACCATAGTGTTGCTCTTGAATATTGCAATGTTCCTACTACTGGATATTGCAATACTTGCCCCTTTCGAAGCATATTTCGCGTCAAACTATCGTAAGATGTAATATTTCCCGAACAATTTGAGTTAAATCGCGTCCACAACCGAGTGGGGGAATCGTTGTTGTAGCTAGTTGCGCTGGCTACATTTGATAGATCGCTTCTCGCGCCACATGAATTTACTGCATAAACTCTAAATAAATATGGAAGATTATTTGCAATATTAGAGTTATTTATCGTTGCAGAATTTGTTGGTGATGGTATAGTCGTAGGATATGGTATCCATCCACCAAATTCACATATTTTATACTCGATAATATAGTAAGAAATAGTTTGGGGTGCTTCTTGTGTTGAAAGCGTCCATGTTAAAAATATATAACCACTTAGATCATTTGTTGCGACAAGATTTGTAGGTGCAGTTGGGGGGTTATATGACGAAGAAGAAACGATAGGAGAAGAGAAAACACTAACACCGGCATTATTTTGTGCTGCGAGTTTAAAATCATATGAAGTGTTTGATGAAGGAATTGGAACTATAGCAGTTGTAGAACCAGAATTTGTATTATATGTATACCATATACCGGTAGGTGACGTTGTTCTATAGTATATAATATAGTTTATAATAGGAGAACCGCCGTCGTCGACTGGTGCAGTCCATGTAAGCATAACACTATTTGTGTGTCCAGTATTACAGCCTGAAATAGCTACATTTGTTGGTTCAGATGGAGGAATACTAGATGTTGTAAGATATAAACTAGGACCGGATATTGGACCGACGCCTGAACAACTAATGCTCGATATTTGAATTTCATATAAAGTGGTATGCGTTAACCCAGTTATAGTATATGTAGTAGCAGGAGGAGTGCTCCCCGTAGTAGTATCATACGAATATATAGGAGGAATACTAGTTCCTGTAGATGAGAACTCTGACCAGTAAATTAAATATCCTATAGCGGAATTTCCACCCGTATTTGCAAGACCTGTAGGCGCGGACCATGAAAGAGCAATACTTGAAGCCATAATAGCAGTTGCAGTAAATGAAGACGGCGATTGAGGTGTTATGGATGGCGTAGCAGTAGAGTTTGAAGTTTGTGCAGAGTATGACCCCAACCCATTAGAGTTGTTTGCTCTTACTTGAAAATAGTATTGCGTACCATTTGTTAAACCCGTAAATCTATAACTTCTTGTTGATGCACTAAAAGTGTCTGGTATAGTAGGCAACCATGGCCCCGTTGAACTTGTAGAGCTATATTGTAAATTGTATGACAATATAGGCAGACCACCTGTATCGACTGGTGCCGCCCATGTCACTAGTATTTGTTGATTATCACAAGATACTGAAGATGTAATAACAGAAAGTCCAGGAGTAGTAGACGGCATTACTTTTATAATAATTGATTGCGAGCCTATACCAACTCCATTCACAGCCGAAACACGAAAATCGTATAAAAGTCCATTGGTTAATCCTGTTACTATATAAGCTGTTCCATTAGAACCAGTATAAACTTGCGACCATGATCCAGGTGGGACTATAGTTGAGTCTAGTTTATATTCTACCAAGTAGTTTACTATAGGTGTTCCGCCATTATTATTAGGCGCAGTCCATTTTAAGCTTACTTGAGCATTTCCGTAGCTGCCCTGTAAGTCTGTAGGATTATTTGGAGTACTATCCGTTTGTCCATTTACTATAATACTATATGACCCAGTTCCTACAACATTTATCGCTGCAACTTGAATATCATATGTAGTAGACTGATTTAATCCTGTAATGATATATTGTGGCTGCGATATTAACGGAATAGTTGTCCAATTTCCGGCCCCTGTTCTATATTGTAGTGTATATGATGAAATTATTGCACCTCCGTAATTGACGGGAGGATTCCACGATACAGATATAGAATTTATACCGGCGGTAGTGCTTAGATTTATAGGAGGGTCCGGTGTTGTCGCAGGAATGGCAGTAGAGTTTGAAGTTTGTGCAGAGTATGGCCCTAGCCCATTTAAATTTACCGCCTGCACTTGAAAATAATATCGCGTGCCATTTGTTAAACCCGTAAATGTGTAACTTATTGTTGATGCACTGAAAGAGTATGGTGTAGTAGGTAGCCACGACCCCGTCGTGTTTGTAGAGCTATATTGTAAATTATATGACAATATGGGTGCACCGCCAGTGTTGACAGGTTCTGCCCATTTTACCAAAGATTGTTGATTACTATAACTTGTCGAAGATGTAATAACCGAAGGCCCAGGGATAGTAGAAGGTGTTACGCTTAACGTAGTAGAAGGTGTTCCTGTGCCAACAATATTTACACCTGAAACACGAAAGTAATACAAAATACCATTTGTTAATCCGGTTACTACAAATGATGCTTCTGTAGAACCGGTAAGCGTTTGTGTCCATTGCCCTGACGAACTTGTGCTACGTTCTACTAGATATCCAGTTATAGGTGTCCCGCCATTATTATTAGGCGCAGTCCATTTTAAGCTTACCTGAGTATTTCCGCGCGTGCCCTGTAAATCTGTAGGACTTTTTGGTGGAGCAAATGTCATTCCCAAAACAGAACTACTATATGGTCCTGTTCCTAATGAATTTACGGCCGCAACTTGAATATCATATGTTGATGCATTTGCTAGTCCTTGAATAACTCTATTTGTATCTACTATACCTAATATTGTTGTCCAATTTCCAGAACCGGATAATCCGTATTGTAAAGTGTATGAAGAAGTTGCTGCACCTACATTATTAATAGGAGCAGTCCATGATACAGATATATTGCCTATATTTGGCCCAGAAGTAGTTTCCACGTTCTTAACTTGGTTTGGAATTGTCGCTGGCGTAGCATTATAAGTTTCTGAAAATAGTCCTGATATTGGTCCGTATTCGGTATCATTATTGCAATATCCATTTATTGCTGCAACTTTAAAGTAATATTTAGTTCCGTTAATAAGTCCCGTTATCGTATAACTTGTAGCAGAAGAAGATGTGATAACTTGATTATTCCATGGTGCTGAACCTGTTGTATTATACCGAATAATATATTTTGTTATTGCGCTTCCACCATTATCGCTAGGTGCAGTCCATGTTAGTGGAACTTGGCTTGGTTGATTGGATGTTCCGTTTAGAGATGTAGGTGTGCCACATGGTTGAACAACAAACGTTGCATGCGTTTGAATACCACCATATATATTATTACTACCTCCTGGGGGTGCCGGTATAATAAATTGCGGCGGTAGCGAACCATTTGTAACATACTCATTAGTATATGTTTGACTACTATAAAATAATATTAGTAGTGATTGACCTATAAAAAATCTTCCAGGAAACCCTGAAACATCAACAATCGAATTTAATTGACTTGCAGTGATAGTCGCCGTTCCCCCACCTGGGTAAAATGAGCCATATATGGGAAGAGCATAGTTTGTATTAAATGACATCCAAAAACATATAGAATTATATCCCATACCCCCTGATGGGTATGGATTAATTTGGGTATTTCCACTAATACTAACACTTGGTGTATTATTTGTTGCAGCAATTAAACTACAACCTATATCACCTGAACTATAGCCACTTGTAAAAGAAGATGCATTTAGCGAAAATGCCATACTTTAATGCGATTCTTTAATGTGATACTTTAACCTGAAAGTTAGTAATAATACTATATTGTATTGATATAATATTATTAAATTTTGAATAATTTTGCAAGCATATAATATGCTTATTAAGGTCTTAAGCGTGGATTTACGCACACTTCTCTAGTGGGAAATATTTCACCCGACATGCATTTGGTGCTTTCGCCTACTTCGATGCAGCTTCTAAATCCGCGATCTTCACCAATATAACAATATCCCGATTTTGGTCCGGGGATTCGATTTGGATCATTTGCGGCAGGTTTCTGTTGATTTTTTTGCGCATATTCTAAAGCTTGTTGTATGGATTTTAATTTGGCTTGTTCGCGACTTTGTTCTTCTTGATACTTAGCCGGTTGTGTAGCAGGCGGTCGCGCAGAGTCGCCTACGTTTTGAAGAGGCGTTTGTCGCTGGTTGGGTTGAATTGGGATTGGTTTTATATTATTAGTCGGCCGTGTTGGCCGTGTTGGCTGTGTTGGTTGTGTTGGTTGTTGGTATGTATTAGTAGGAACAGGTTGCGTAGGTGTAGGTGTTGCGGTTGATACAGGCGCAGTTCCTACATTTTGATCAAGTTGAGAAATAGAATTTGTTCCAGTTGCAGATTTTTGTCCATTTGTTGTTCTATCTGCTCTTGGTATATAATTCATTAATCCGATAGAAACAAGCAATGGATTAATATATGGCCCCATGGCATTTGTGTACCAGGCAGTTATTTTTTCTAAATATCCAGTAAAATATAACCCAAATGAAATAATAATAGAAAAAACAATAACAACCCTAAATACAAACCATGCAGTAGAAGATGGGGCATCGTTGGTTTCCGAAGATGCTGTGGCGTCCGAGTCTTTTTTTGACTTAGACGAGGAGAAAGAAATGGGGAAAGATGCATCATTGGTTTTATCTTCGTCGTTTGCAGCGTTATAGTCTTCGCCAGGTTTTGTAAAACTAGAGCGTGAAGGAGAACCGGATAATGATGTTGAAAGTTTATTTAAAATACCGGAAAATGCTGATGGTTTTTCAGGAGTTGCCTCCGCGGGTTTGTCTACATCAGACTCACCTTCACCGCCATATAATGATTTTAAAAATGAAGAACGTTTAGGTTTATTCGAACGTGAATTTTTTTTTGTCATATTAATATTACTATATAGCTATAAAATATTTTGCTATAAAATATTTTATAATACTATTTTATAACATAATAACCCAATATATACTGCCTTATCTTAATAGCATGAATACATTTATAGTCTCAGCAGCATTATTAGTGGCAGTCGATGCAGTATATTTATACATTATAGGAAAACCTGTTTTTGAAAAAGCAGTTTATGCAATACAGAAAACGAAACTTGATGTAAGTATGCCACCAGCGGTTTTTACGTATGTGTTGATGGCGGTTATTCTTAACTATTTTATTATATCTGTAAACAAGTCTCCATTTGATGCGTTTATTCTTGGATTTTGCACATATGGTATTTTTGATTTCACCAATTTAGCAATATTCAAAAACTATAATTTTAAAACCGCGATTATCGATACACTATGGGGTGCAATATTGTTTTTTGTTGTTACTTTTATTACCTATAAACTGAAGAAGATGTTTTGAGCACACCCAGCCCTCCCAGTCTTCACGCCATAATATCCCTCCCATATTATTTAATTATAATCATCGTCGGTTTCGCGCATTCCAAATTCATATTTATTCAATAACTGCATTTTATCTATCGACTTTTCAATACTTGATTTTTTAATATCCACCATTAAGTAGTCAACATTTGGACCGATTTCATTTTTTTTAATTTGTTTATATACTGCATTTATTTTTTTAACAACGATTTCGACTCCTTCTTTGTCTTTTATAATTTCTATTTTTTCATCATATTTTTCGGTTAAAATAGAAATAGCATAGTAAATCAAATAACGCCTCCTTTTTTTAACACCCGGGGTGTATTTTAAACAATATAGTTTCAAAATACTATGAATAATTTTTATTTTCATTTTATTATTTGATTTTTCAGCGTAGTTTGTAATTATTTCCCACAGAATCCATATTGGGTCCATCTGGTATTTATCGTCGACGTGAATATTACTTCTTCGCTCGCATAAACACACCCCCTTTTTATTTGCACATATTTTTTGAAACTCCATCACCCATTCTAACCAAAAACATGCTTGCAAACTATTCTTCGAGTCCTGCGAAACATGATATGCAAATTCATTGATTGCGATAAATAACTCTTTAGGGTCATCTTTGCGATATACTACTTGTGCAAATGAAACCGAAGGTGCCTTTAATTTATTCGTCATTTGTGTTATGTCATATTCTTCTTGTTTGTTTATTTTGATACCCTGGAAGCTATGTTTTTTATTACTAAAACATAAGATACATATGACTTCAGCAAATAGTGCTCTTATTTTTGGACTATTACGTAGGCGTAGCATATCATCTTGATAACCCGACGATAGAATAGTTTTGAAATTTTCATAACGTAACTCAACATATATTGCAAGACGTGGATTTGCTAAATGAATATGTTTTCCTAAAAATGTTAGAATAATATCCCATAGGTCGAGAAACTGACCTGCACAAATAAGTTCGGCGCTCCAGTTACATGCGTGTTCTATTTTACTATTGAGTATACTATTTAGTAGTTCTTTTCTTACATCTGTTTTTTTATATTTTGAAAATGATTCTCCTTTGAATTCTGAAATAGTTCGTATATCATTAATTTGATATTCGCCTTCCATTATATTACTTTTTTATAAAAAAATATAATAATAATACATATAAATATTATATACATAAACAACTAACCGATTAAACGACTAAACGATGACTATTTTTGATACTATAATTAATAAAATAAATACAACATCAAATTGGATAATTATATCTATTTTTATTATTATACTAGTATCATTTGTATATATTTATCGTCTATTTTTTATAGAAGCGAATAAAGTGCCTGCTAGCAAGATACCAGAATATAAAAAAGAAGGGTTTACTATAAATAAAGATATTACGATTGCGGATGTGAACGATATAGACATGAGGGCAACCGATGACGCAGGTAATGACAACCAGTCATTTAATGAGTTTTATGCAACAATATATCAAGATTTATTTTACAGAAATTTGGTAGATGATTATGAAGTTGGTATTATTCTAAATAAAATAAATCCTGTTCGTGAAACAGATGCACTTGTTATTGGTTCTAAAACGGGTAAACACGTAGACACACTTGCAAAAAAGGGTTATAACGCTTGTGGACTAGAGAATTCGAAAGATATGATTATTAATGCAATGAATCAATACCCCGGAAATAGATATGTTTTAGGAAATGGAATAAATCAACTGGTTTTTGAACCAGAGCAGTTTACGCTAATATCTATTCTTGATTTTACGATATATAGTATAAGAGAAAGACGGACAATATTTGAAAATGCATATCGCTGGTTAGCGCCAGGCGGATACTTGGCGCTTCATTTAATAAATGTCGGTGGATATTATGATTCACAAGTAATGACTGCAAAAGAAAGACGATTCTCACCTACTATTTCGAAATTTCTTGATAGAAAACCGCTAATAAATATAATGGGTAATAATGACATGGTAGTAGGCAACTATATATATAAATCAAACATTCGCATGAATACATATGATCCCGATATGATTGAAATGTATGAAGTATTTACAAATAAGAAAACTGGTAAGAAATATAATAAAACAACAAATTTTTATACACCTGATCAGAGTATTATTTTAAGTGAGGCAAAAGATTGCGGATTCAATATGCTTTCGCAATATAACTTAATGTCGAATAATAAACCATACCAGTTTTTGTATATATTGTATAAGCCAGCGAATTAGGTATACAAATATGCAAATTAGTAATACTATGTGTAAAATAACAATAATAAATTATTATTATTCTTGTTATTGTTATTGTTATTGTTATTGTTATTATTATTGTTATTGTTATTGTTATATAATTTATTTACCTCACACATATTACCTGACATATATTACCTGACATATTTGCTCGACTTGGAAAATGAATCGACAATAAATATAATAAATATACCTAAAAAGGCATATAATATCAAATCTTCTAAAATTGAATTCGTTTTATAGTCTTGTTGTTCTTCTAGGATATCAATAATATAGTTTAATTTTTCAACAAGTTCATTCTTAGGAAGAGGTGATGTAAACGATGAGTCAACAATATTATCAGAACCAAGTCCAATTCCAATTCCGTATCCTTTATTTGCTCCTGGCATAAATTGATTATAGTATTGATTTGCATAGTTGCTTTGCAATGAGTCATACATTTTATTTGATATTGGGTTGCCGTTTGTAGTTGGAATATCCTTTAAATAAGTTGTATCGTCGTTATTTTGGTCATTATTTTTGTCATTATTCTGGTTACTACTTACACCTAAATAATTTGGAGACGTATTGCCTATGTTGTCTTCATTCTCTTTGTAGTTATTATTCTCGTTATCATCATCGCTATCAGATGCTTCATCCATTGATTTCAAAAGTGCCGAAAGTTTTGACTGATTTGGAACATTTTGTTTCTGTTTTATAGTTTTTCTATAATTATTTTTATACTTTGCATTGCTATTATTGTTGTTGTTATTACTACTATTGTTGTTAGTATTTTTATTCATTTCTAAATTATTTCTACTCATATACAATGCTTTAGAATTTTGAATCGTTGTTCCACTTGCATCATCTTCATTATACGATGAAGCAGATAGTGCTAAAGGTAATGTCATTCCTATAAAAAAATGAGATATTATTTTAAAAAAAAAACGGAAATTAACAACTATTAACAAATAACAAATAACAAATAACAAATAACAAATAACAAATAACAAATAACAAATAACAATACTATTTTACCTCCCTGTCCAAACTTTTATTATAGGAAGATTTATTTTACCTTTGTATCTCATATATTCATCGTATGTAATTCCCCATCTGCAATATTTTTCTATATCTCCTAATAAAGATTGATGTTTGTTTTTATTTTTATAATAAGAACCACCTCCGTAGTTTTTATATATTAATAAAATCAATAATAAGAATTTTATTTGTTATATAAAATTTTCGTATACATCGATAACATTCTTTCCAGTATTCATTTGTTTTAGCATTATTTACATGTCGTAATATTATAAAACCGGTTTCATTACTTAAGGTTGTTGGTGTTGTTGAGGTTGCTGAGGTGGTTGGCGTTGTTGGTGTTGTTGGTGTTGTTGTTTGTTCTAGGTTTGTATTACGAAATTCTAATAAGGGACTAGGAATTACTGAAAATGAAGGCAAACATTGTTTTTATTAAAAAAAAATGTATTCATAATAAGAAATAATAATAATAAGTATTATTTATATTTTATTTCTAAATATATATTAATAAATGACTTGTATATTTTTTTATTCTATTTTAATACTTATTCTACTAAGTATTTTTGTTCCTTCGATATATAATTATGCATATAAGTGTTTTATTGGTAGAATAGTTTTAGTATTATTAATCATATTTTTTTCAAAACATAGTATACTTCTGGGGTTAGTATTTGTAGCAGTTATTATAGTTACGTCTATGCCGTTGTATGAAGGAATGTCTACAGAAAATGTGTTAGCAAAAAACATGATAGTCACATCCAATACTTCTATTAAAGATATAACAAATAATCAAGATGTTTATGACTACTTTGCAAAATATTATTGTGAAAAAGGTTCGAATGGAAATGTGGTTGGACCAAATAAAGATAAGTTAAAAAGGTGGAATGATATATTAAAATCTGTTGATAGTGATAGTGATAGCACAAATATTGCGTTAGAAAATATTATGTTACAATCTAAAATATGCTCTGCTTCGCATACGCCAGTGGCAGCGCTATCCCAGCAATCTATAACTCCTTTTTTTAAACTAGAAGATGCAGCAGGTATTAAACAAGGAAAATATAATAATATTTCTTTTAATACTTTTGGGTTAAATAGTAATTTAAATAACTGGACTATAACAATTATACTTTCGGCAATTCGTAATTCATCAAAGTGGCAAGGTATTATTGGGAATATCTATAATTCACAAATTCCAGGACATAAAGACGGATGGGGGTTCTGGATCAGTCCTTACAATTACCTTCATTTTAGAATTGGTGATACATGGGCACAGGATTTTACAAGTTTAGGTCAAATACTTGGAAATACACCTTATAAAATTATAATTAGTTTTAATAATAATGAATATAAAATTAAATTAATTAGAATGACTGGTAATATCAGTGATAATGCTGGTAATATAGTTAATATTAGTAATAAACCTAAATTAACAACTTATAAAGGAAGTATATGTTTGGGTGGAATATGGCAAAGTTTAAGAACAGATGAATCATTTGATGGAAATATTACATATGTTGATTTTATGTCACCTAGTTTACAACAACAGGTGCACGACAATAGTCAATACTATAAAAATTATAATGATAATTGGTATGAAGCATACGCAAATTCAAATGACTTTGTTAATGTAGATCCACGTTCAATAAGTGGATGCTCTTATAAAAACACTAATCACGTTTTGAATACACCCGGTTGTTTATCAGCAAATATTAAGTCGCGATTTTGCAAAAATGAGTCAATTACAAGCATTATTCCTGCGGCGCAAAATGTTGCGAATAACCCTAAGTTAGACCCTTACTTGCAACAAGACGGGCAATGGATGCTAAATATGTATTCGCAATTGTGCTAAACATCTCCCGTTTTTTAATTTATTTTTAATGAATTATGATATTTATGATATTTATGATTTTTATATAATTATTAATTATATAATTATTAATTATATAGGTAGTATATAGTAATATATTTCAATAACACAAACTAACAACAATAATAATCATGTTCGGTGTAATAAATAATAGTATTAACTCATTAAATTCCAGCACTTTTTTTGCAGGTATTATGATGATTTGTTTAAATATTGGTTCAAGATATATCCAACTTAATTTAGACGAGTCTACTGAGTCGTATATTAAGTACGCACTTACAAAGGAAATAATGGTTTTCACTATCTCGTGGATGGCGACAAGAAATATTTATATGTCGCTCGGGTTAACTGCTGTTTTTATAGTTTTAGCCGATTTTATTATGAATGAAAAAAGTAAGTATTGTTTATTGCCGAAGAAATTTATTCGATCGCGTAGAATGAATGAACTAGTGGATAACAAGATTCTTTCCGAAAAAGAAATCAATGACGCATTGGAAGTATTAGAAAAAGCAAAAGTTCAGAAATTCAAACAAAATCAGTTAAATTATTTAGACTCGTATAACATGAATAAGTTTTAAATATTTAACACACAAATAAATATTAAATAATTATTATATATAATATTATTCGTATAATATAATATATAACCTCGTATCATATAAACACAATATAGGATACATAACATAGGGTAGTATAAATATGTCAACGAGATATGATAACGATAGTGAAGATGTTGTAAAGGAAAACACAAAACAGACTGAAGCTATTAATAAATATATTATTGGAACACTAAAAATATATATTACACCTGAAATATTTGTAAAGAATACTTCTGGAGATACTAAAAAACGTAAAATGCCAAGTATATATTACACACGACAATATACCAAAACTCTTGGCGAAGTTCAAAAAATACAAAAAGAAATAACAAATGAACAAGTTGCAAATAAGTTGCCTAGTGGTAGTGGTGCTTCAGGAACTAGTGCAACAAGTACGGGAATGGGGATAGGGGCGGGGATGGGACAACAAATGCAACAACGACAAATGCAGCAACAGCAGCAGCAGCAACAAGAACAAATGCAGCAACAGCAGCAGCAACAAGAACAAATGCAACGACAGCAGCAGCAACAAATGCAACGACCACAGCAACAAATGCAACAACTTGTTCGTCAACCGGTTAAAGTAATGGGAGGAGGTGCTGAACCCATGTATGGTATGGGTAGTATGGGTATGGGCGGTGTTAGTGGTCTTAATTTTCAATCAACAAGTATTTCGAGTCGTGTAGACCAGAATGCCGAACCTTATATTGCTTCACTTATTAAATTTTCAAATGCTGGTTTTCCATCTTACTCTACGTTAAAAAGCCAAGTTGATACTTTTTTTAATCTTAGAGCGTTTAGAGGATTTTTGAAAAAACTAGGTAATCCAATCACGATAAGAGATGCAAATAACCAACCTATAAATGTTGAGAATGCATTGTTAGGTCTACATACTAAAAATGTAAATGATAAAAAAACAATCATACCAACTTCTATCGAATATAAAATTAGAACGTTTTTTGGACCTGTTATTCATGAGAAATCATCAGAACCAACTCTAAAAGAATATAAAAGTGATAAATTAAAAGATGCAGAAATTAAATTTTGGTCTACAAATGAAGTTCCACAAAAAATAGGAAAAGCTTTTATATTTTTATATACTATTCCATCCCCACAAGAATCACGTCAACAAGCACAACTATCAGGACAGAGTAGAAACACAAATGCAAATAAACCTATGATGTTAATGGTAAAAGATGGTAGTGAGTATAGTTTAATTGGAGGTTATGTTGATAATACGATTAAAACACTACTTGCAAATAATACACAAGTAACCAGTGAAAGTGAAACCCAAGTAACAAAATTTGATGTTATTGAGAAAACGATTACAAAAGAATTTTCTTCAAAAACGGGAACATCTTTTCCTTCAAGTATTGCATCAAAATATTTATTGTATAAGCCTCCTCCTCCTCCAAATCATGCAAGAAGTCAAGAGTCTAATGAATCATATTCTGAAGAAAAACATAAAGAAGAATTAAGTAAAAAACAAAAAGTTACTACTGAAATAGATAAATTAAAAGAACAACTTAAAAAATCAAGGATACGTTCTAGAGAAATATCAGCCGATAGTATAAATGAAAAAAAAAAAATTAATACAGAAATCGAAGAAACTGAAAAAAGTATTGAAGTTAAAGAGGAAGAACTTAAAAAAATAGAGGATGTGATTTATACTATCAAAAAAAGACTAGAGAAAAAAAACCAAGATAAAGAGATTTTACCTGTTATTGTTTATGCAGTTCAAGTAAGTCAAAATAATATGCAGACTATTATTCAAAATTCAAAAAGTAGAACTACACTTGCATCGGGTGAACTTGTTATGGTTCCAATAGTAACTATTTACAATGTATTAGCAGGTAAACAAATATCAGATAACATAGCAATAATAAAATTTCAAAGTCAATTACTACAAATGACTATTGGAATTTTACAACAAGAAAAAATAATATCACAAATAGCAGATGCTAGTCAGATTGGAACTGACTATTATGATGATGAAAAGCGTACGGATGAATTAAAACAAATTTTATCACCAGATTCAATTAATGAAATTGACGATATCATAAAACATAATATAAAATTCATGTTGGGTATATTTTTTTCATACAAGAATACATTTTTCTATTCAGGTAATCAATATATTATAAATTCTGTAGACTGGAATGATACTTTTCAACAACTTAGGGATAAAGCCAAGTTACTAAAACGCATGAATGCTAGTTACTACATAAATTTAAAATTATTTCTTGAAAAACTAGAGCCCGGGAAACTTCCAAGTGATAGAAAAGGCACCTTCCTCGAATCGTGTGGTGTAAAAGGTGCAATTATACGTAACGAATGGAAAAATAATTTTGAGTCTAGGACATTTGACGGATGGAAGGAAGTCTTTGGTTTTGGTAAAAAAAAAGAAGACGAAGTCAAGGGTGAAGGTATATTTGATAAAATAGTTCCTTCATTTATCAAAAATGCTATTAAATCAATACAGAATCCTTTGATGTCTCCTCTTGATGCGGGTGTATTACAAGTATCGCTTATTCAGTATTCGCTACTTTCAGAATCGGAACTTCAAGAATTTTATCCAAATATAGAAAACTCATTTGCCGGTGTTGCATGGAAGAATGATAATACATGGGAGAAACGAAAACAACGACTATTTACCGCAATGGATGAAAGTATGGCAGATGTTTATTGTTTTCAAAATGTGCAATGTTCATTGGATGTATATAGTAAATGTATAACAGATGCAAAATTGACGGAAGAAGATTTTACAAAATTTCTAGATATAAATAATCCTATTACATATAGAAAACGCCTTGATATTTATTTCGATAAAATACATGATGCATTGATTTCTACTCCTGATCCAGATGGTATGAATTGTGTTAATGATATCTACAAAAAATATAATGCTTCGTATGAATTTGTCTACTTTTTTGAACAAGTATTTTATTCTTCAGTAGAATTTAATAAAGACCCTATTCGTGCTAGTGGTTATGCTGCAAATATGTTGCATCCCGAATATGGTAAAAAGGTTGCACTTGGAAATTTAACTATGGTTAAAAAAAGTAAGTTTGAAGTCGTAAAAAAACTGCGTTATGATGTTCGAATGGGTGCATCTTTTTGTTCGGGAGTTAATAAAACAAAATTTAGTAAACATTTTCCTGAACTTTTAACAACAAAAAACCAACAACAACCTGGAGCTATCCCTAATGCATCATCATCATCAATCTTTGAACCAAGAGATGGTTTTCGTCAACAATATGAGACAATGTGTAAGAATAAATCTTTCGCAACTATGGTGTATATAAAATTTAGAAGTTCGGCACCACAGCAATCTGAGTCTATAGTTTCAGAACCAGCTGAGGTAAGTGAAGCAGAAATGGAAAAAGAAATGGAAAAAGATGAAAAAAGACTTGAGGAAGATAATAAAGAAATAATTGCCGAAAATGTGGATGTGGATGTGGAACTGGATGTAGAAAATCCAAGTGGAGGACAAGAAGGAGGTGCACCATCTATGTGGTATGATACTGATACTACCGAAGTAAAAGGATATGATAGAAAATTAAATGAAGATGTGTCTACTAAAGCCAAAGTCAAAACTAAACCCAAACCCCCTACTGATCGATCACTATGTTATGGTATGAAAGATTCAATATTTATACCAACTTCCGGAAATGCAGGTAAACAACTATTCGGAATTTGTAATATTAAATTTGATACTAAAGATATTGTTACTACTGGTAAACAAGGAGATGCTCCAGGACTTACTAAATATTTACCTGAAGATGTCATGCAAGTCATTTTAATGGCGGTATTTCTTAACAGGTTAAAGTATATTATGCAGCAATTTACGGGGTTAGGTGTCCTTACTAATCTTGTTCAAAAACCTTTAATTTTTTCTGGATTTTTTAGAGATGTGATTAAATCTGAGCAACTTAGTTATGCTTTGAAGTTACTAACAACGTCAAATGAACGACCATGGATAAATAATGAAGATAGTGTTTTTGGTAGTAAAATAAACAGAGGCGATGATAATCCTCTTATTAAATTCGTGCAAGATATGAATATACTAAAGTTTTTACGTGTAGGAAAAATAAGAGTCGCATGTTTTTATCAAAGTTTTAATGAAGATAAACAAAAATTTGATAAGTTTAATAGTAACTTACTTGGTGACTTTTATCCACTAAAAACGGGAAGTTCAAATAGTTCATCTGTATCTGAGTTAATCATTTGCTGCGATAATTTTAAAATATGCGACGATAGCAAAATAATGCATAAAATGATACCGGCTAGAAATACTAAACCAAATTTTCCTATATTCCCAAATAGCGCAAACCCGTCAAATAGTGTTGCAATTGGTGCAGTTTTTGATATAACTACAAGCGATATCAAGAGCCATGTTGAACTTGTAAAAGAAAGCGTAATTCAACGTAAAAAAGAACAAGAGGATGCAGTGGTAAAAGCACAAACAGCATTAGTTCAACGCGAACGTGAAGAACAACAAACTGCTACATTTAATAAATATTTTAATCAACCTTCTGCACCTCCCATTGAACCAATAAAAATTTTACCTCCTTCTAATTCTCCACCTCAGCCTCAGCCTCAGCCTCCGCCTCCGCCTCCGCCTCCTCCTGCTCCTGCTGCTGCTGCTCCTGCTGCTGCTGCTCCTGCTCCTCCTCCTGCTCCTCCTCCTGCTCCTCAGTCTAAGCCTCCTGTTACTCCGCCTCCTGGTACTCAGTCTAAGCCTCCTGGTCCTCCTCTATCTTCGCCACCTCCTGGTGTAACAAAATATATCTTTGCATTTGATATGGATGATACATTATTTAGAAGCCACTCATTTGATAAATTGTCTAAGGATCCTAGTGATGTTCAATATAGAAGTGAAGTTATTGCAAATATGAAAAGAGTTATTAATAGTGATAATTATGTATGGATAGTAACTGCGAATAAGGATTATACAAAGGATAGTTTTACAACAAATTTTTTTGGACCTGATAAAGACTTTTTTGATAAGTCGTATTATTATTTTTTATTTATGAATCCTGCTATTATGGGGGAAGTGTATAAAAAAGCAAAAAATGACGCTAGTCTTCCTGCTAGTGATAAAGAAAAACTTGATTATAAGGATGGATGGGCTGGTTCTGATGATATTCATAAAAAAGGACTAAAACCTTATGCCATATATGCACAAAGTTTATTTACACGGAGTGAATATAATAAAAAGTTAACTCCAAAAATAGGTGATTTTAAAATTTACTTATTTGATGATAAGTCGGGAGATGAAATTAAAAATAATAGTGAAAAATTTAGTATACATTTTACCCAAGTTACAGATTTTGATACTTCTCCTGTGCCTAATTTACTTACCGAATTTAAAAAAGTGTTGGATGACGGCACATCAAAAATTGGTTCAGCAAAAGCGCCGTTTATTCCTGATGAATATAAAAAAGATGATGTTATTGGTCACCTTATGGCCGACGATAATGATTTACCAAAGTGTTCAGCAGATGCGTATATTGATAAACCCGATTTCACTAACCCTCCAGCACATAAACCCAATAATATGATTGGTGATATAAATGGTGGTGGTGGTGGTGGTAAAATTAGTAATAATTTAGAAGTTTGCACAAATGGTGATAGTAAATGTGGTATTCCACCTCCAGTGAGTTATTCAACTGATTCAGATATACGATTATGGACTACTTCGTCGGGTGATATTTATTCTGACCATGAACCTATTAAATATAATTATGTAACCGGTGAGGATACTAATATTGTAACATGTACTACTGGTAGTACACCAAATGATGATATAAATACTAGTTTTATAACATGGAATATTGCTTATCGGATGACACACACAGGTAATTTCTATTTAAGTAAATTTTATTGTTCTCAAGCAACAAACCCTAAAACATGTATAGAAGACGATAAAATTTATGAAAAAAGAATGCAAAATATTCTTACTGCGATTGATACAATTATGAAAGCTGACTATAACAAGTACACTAACTATGTATTTCTACAAGAATGCACGCCAGAAACTTTATTGAAAGTTGTTAAAAGTGATGCAGGATTTGGTAATAGTTATCAAATATTGCATAAAGGTAAAAGCGAGTTTTGTTTAGTTGTAAGAAAATCAGCTGTTCCCGACCCTAGTAGTGACATTATTGTATTTGATTTTTACGAAAACAAGGATGGAAGCCCTGCAATGAGTAAATATATATCACAACAATTTGACTCATATGATATTGATGTGAATACTCCCGATTTAAAACGCGTAATGTGTTATATAGTAAAATCAAAAGCCACGATATTTTTTAATGTGCATTTTCGTTTTAATGATAAAGCACCTTATATATTCCAACGTCAAGCTGAGTTGTATAACTTTATGAATGCAATCGTTTATAGCATTCGTTCAATTCCGAAAGAGAATGCTGAGTTATACCTATACCAAAACTATGACATTGTGTTTACGGGTGATTTTAATGTAAACATGTTACAACGATTTCCCCAGGACATAAAGCGTTTTGGGTATCCAGCTGGGAATATGATACCTATCTTTTTTACATGTAATTATATACAAGGGCAAAAGACTATTATTTCAACAACATTTAATAACCTACCAACTGCGCGTGCTACAAACGGCGATACTGCAGATTATAACCTTACAAATATAGATTTTTCGATTTTTTATCCTCGTATTGGAGACAAAGGGACAGGTCCTATTGAAGTTGAAATTCAAACACCAATGCCTACTAAGAAAGCATTGCCAACGGGGTCAGGGTCAAGTGCGCCAGGTTCTTCTGGAAACTCTACACCTAAACCGCCTGTATCAAGGTCTGCATCTGCATCTGCCAATACTTTAAAAGTAATGACATTTAATACTTGGTATAAACCATTTAGTGCTCAAAAAAAAAAAGATGATGGTAGTCCTCAAGAACCAAGTATGGAATATTGTAATATCAAACAGGCGGATGGTACTTTAATAAATGTATGTCAACAAAATATTATGAATGAAATTATGACACAAATAGAGGATGGGTTTCAAGTTATATTTTTGCAAGAGTTTACAACTCGAATACAAGAAGTTTTTGATAAATGTACATTTAGTGATACAAAACAAATTCCATTTACGATGACATATACACCATCTGTAGGAGGTTTACCTGTTGAATATTATGTATATAGTGTTAATGCGGTAGGTGAAACTATAACTACGCTATGTTCTAAAACATTTTTCCCTACCCCTGCAAGGCAATACTATATGGGAAATTTAACAAGTTTTCCGAATAACCCATCATATGCAAATTATGGTATGGTTACACAAACATGGGACATAGTCGGTGGAGGAAGACCTTATATAGTATTAGTATTTGATGATATAAAAATGATTTTAATTAATATACATGGACCACATCCTAAACAATTTGGTAAACAAACAAAATTTGTTGCAGGTGTTAGACTTCATGATGATTCCAAAGATGCAAAAGTAACAGAGTTAAATAGTAACTACACAAATTTACAAGACTATTCATTTCGACAACTTGGAAATATGCTTAGAGACAGAATCTCTGATAAATTAAATGATTATGAAATCATAATTGGGGGTGATTTCAATATGCATCCTGGTGATGCAAAAAAACATTTAGTAAAACTTGGTGAAAGACAATCAAACGGAACATATAACGAAGGACCCTTTTCGAATAGTTCCGGAATATTTGACAAAGACCTTCAAAATAGTTTAAAACTTAAAGTTAAAGTTGATGATATTGATACGGATGCTACCGGAACTTGCTGTGATACAAAAAAAAGTAAAAGTTCTTATAGTTTAGGAATTTATGACCAGATTTATTCGAATAAGTTAAAGATTACAAAATATTGGACATACAATGGTACAATAAATTATGCTTCAAATGGTGGAATTCTTTTCTCTGACCATTTACCCGTATATGCAGAAATAGCGTTACCTGCATCTGCACCGCCTCTACCATCATCTTCTGGTGGTAGTAAACGATTTACTCTCCGGAATAATAGTAACAAACCTACATCTAGAAAAATACGAAAGTCCACATCCGTATCCATGCCTACAACCAGGTTTACAAAGAAGCAGCATAGCCATAGCAAAAAACATAAAACAAGGCGTCATAAGCATTAAAGAATCTGGAATTCATAATCAAAATGTAAAAATATAAAAGTATAAAAATATAAAAATACATACATAACCTCGCATTATGTATGTATCTAATTGCCAAGATGAATCAAACACTGCACCATATTAGTTCTTCGTTGGACAACTCTGCGCCAATAAGTATACTACGATTAAGGTCCGGATTCTCACTCGAAAAGAAACTAGGACGTATTATACTCCAGTCTGTTTTTTCATCGAGTAGTCCAACTTTTGTATATATATACGCTGCAAGAGCACTACACCAAAAGCGAGATATTTTTTGTGGGTCCGGGTCTTTCTTGCAGTATGCTTCAATCCAATCTCGCACCACGATATCGTAAGGTTTGTTGAAAACGCTATCATGTATTTCCTTCATTTTTTCATGCGTAAATGGGTTTTTTGTATGGTAATAAATTTTATGCTCGTGTTCATCTTTATTCTCGGTAGGTTGGTTACTTTTATAAAACAAATATTTCAAAATGCTGAATCCCGAATAGATATATCCAAATGTCGTTGAAAACGTGTTTATAAATCTGTTTGTAGTTAGATTGTTTGTATTTACAATGCCTCCGCCACCATTCAAATCAGTTACGTCAATATCAATCATCGTTGTATTGTTTTCGATACAATCCTCTGCAAAATGAACATGTAATCTTCGCAAATAGATTTTCCCTTTATATGTGGTTATAAAATCTATAATAGGCGTAAGTTGCACCCCTATTTTTCTCTTACCATCTTCCGCGTCGGGTATCTGAGCAGTTCCAGATTGCCATACATATACACCCTTCAATGGTTTATCTAAATATGTGAAATCGGGATTAACAACCACCATAGCAATATGTGAGAAGTCACTTTGCGAACCATACTTTATAAGCCAGCCGAACAATCCGAGTCCTTTTTGTTCAAGATTGTCGCATAATAGTAAGTCACCTGTTTTCAATGTCTCGATACGTTTTGTTATACCTATAATTTGTTCGCTGTTAATCATACTATTGGGAAAGTAATAAAACAATATATATAACCTTTATATTTATTGTTTTATATATTTTATTATTCTACATAATTATTCTACATAATTATTCTACATAATTATTCTACATAGTTATTATTATTATATAGTTTAGTTATTTCATTCTTCGACCTCACCTTCACCTTCACCTTCACCTTCATCGTCAAAAATGTTATCGTAACTTCCACTAAATAACTCCTTAAAAGCCGACATTAGTTGTTCAATATATGTTTTATCCTTGCATAGCGAATTGCAGACATTTTCCGAAATAGCAATTGCTAATTCGATCCTACAAAAGAATTTAGAAAATGTAAGACCTTCGGTTTTTAGTATTTTGTTTACTTCGTATATTTCTTCCCCGCCAAAAAATATTTGTTTTATACTCAATGTATTATAGCATACATCGCAAATGTCACTTATAAGTTTTTCATTTTTGACCGATTCTCTATTTTCATTTAATTTGTCGTGTTTCTCTCCTTTCTCTCCTTTCTCACGTTTTTCTAACGGCTCAGAGAGGTGAGCGACAATATACTTTGCAAGCTTCTCGTAGTTTCTTGATACCAAAATCTTAAAAAAGTTGAAAAATATATTCTGTTCTTCTCTTGTCAGTTTTCCAATAATTCCATAGTCGATTACTCCTATTTTTAATATGTCATTTATACCCTGGGGGTCTTTTTCTTTCATAAAAATAACATTCCCAGAATGCAAATCTGCATGATATATCGAATCATAAAAAACAGATTTGATATTAAACTTTGACAATATTTTTGAGTACTTGTCTCTATCGTCTTCGCAAACATTTTCAAGTCTTACACCCTCGATATACTCCATTACAATAGCATTCGGGTTTGCTTCTGTAAAATATGAATAAACGTATGGAATACAAATATCTTTCACGTTTTTGAATTTATCATAAAAAACTTGTATATTTTCAACTTCATTCGCAAAGTCAAGTTGTCCCGTCATGATTTCACGATTTTCCTCAAATATATCGCATATGTTCAGGTTACATAAATACGGCAGTTTCTTAGTTATATTCGCCAAAAGTTCCAATTCGTTCATTGACTTATCAAATTTCTCGACAATATTTTTGCGCCGATATTTGACAATCACTTGTTTCCCGTTAAGCGTAGCTTTGTATACGACTGCAATAACACCGGATTTTATAGGTTCGCATTCTTCGCTACCATGAATAACAAGTTCGTCCCCATTATGTTTTGCAATGTTTATCAGTTCAAATAACCCCCTATAATCTATTTCATTCTCGTAATATTTCACGTTGTCGGTATAGCTAATAAAATAGTTGAACAGCTCTTTATTCATTAGTTTGTTATTAGCGTTATTAGAAATCCCTTGAAATATTTTCGTAAAAAATATATTTTTTTCTCCCAACTCCCCGGCAAAGCGTATTACTATATTGTTATAATTCTCGGTTGTTTTTTTTGAGCATTTATATAATATATAATACTTCGCATATATCCCTATACAAGATGTTATAAAATATGACTTCGACATCGCAGACATTAGCGTGGGTTTTATTTTTTTTAAAAATGAACCGATTTTGTCTATTATATTTTTTGCCGCGTTAGGGGCCGAGGTTGTTTCCGAATCTAAGTCGCATCTTTCAAGTAGGAATTGCAATTCATGTGTATCTGTGTTATCCACGTGATCTACATGATCTACATTTATAATATCGTCATTTTTCTTTGGATTGTTTTTATCTGTTGCACCGAATCTATAAAATAAAGGACATTTGTCTCGAATGTTTTTTAATGAAGCAAACATGGTCAAATAATAGTTGTCGAATTGATAAAATAAAACTTTCGAATAATAATAATTAATATATATTATCAATTATTATTTAAACTTGTTATTGTCAAATTATTATTTGGCTATGGGGTTTGTATTAGTGTATCAACTCAATGAATTGTTTCAGATTCAAAAACACTTTTTTCATGATAAGTCCCATCATATTTTCCATATAAACAGGCAATGGATGACTTAACTCCAGTTTAAAAATATAACTAATATTTATTTTATGATATGATTCAAAATTCACAACCATAGATGATATCGCATTTGCAACTTTGTCATAGTTTTTTAACTCTTCGGGGTTCGGATAATCGACATCCACGCAATTATATGTCTTTTTATTTGGTTCGCAAACTTCTGTAACCCTTACATACATATATTTGGGCTTAATCCCTAAATCTGATGCAAAAGGTTTAAAAAGAAACAGAACATTTACTTCGTTTAGTATTTTATCGTGTTGCACGATTTGCATTGAAGGTGTTACATTGCATAGTTCAATTTTCTCAAAGTTGTCTTTGTTCAACTTGAACATCAAATTATATATATCTAAATTTATCATATTATACATGTTCAAATTGTTGTTCTCTGCTACAAATTGCAACAAAAAAATATTATTATTTTTTTCACGTTTCAGATGCATTTTTTCCTTAACACATATTGATTTAAAATTATATTTTAATACATCTGCCATTTTATATAATTATTGAAAATAGTCTATTATTGTTATTATGTTTATGTATTTATGTATATTTATAAGTTATATTTATTTATTATCACCTTATTTTCAACCACTTTACGAGACTATTCTTTCAATATTTTTAATAAGATTTACTTTATCTAAAATATCCTCTATGTTTACCTTATGTTTTATTCTGAAATACTCCGGATTTTTTAATACGCGGTTTATCGTAATCATATCTATAGTTACATTACCAGTTAATTTGATAGAATAATTAGGAAAATACTCTTCTATTTTTTTACACCCCCAGTAAAGGGGTATCGTGTTATACATAAGTGGGTTAACTATTTTTTCTGTAAAATAGTGTTCGTGTGACGTATTTTCTATTGCAATCGTAAACATATAGTTGTCACACATCTCAGCCATAGATTTGAAGTCGCCGTATATGTTGTTATTTTCAGGGAATCGTTGTTTATAGAATTTTGCACCATTTCCCCATATATCTATAGGTAGTCGGTATTTCAGTATATAGCTTACGAGTTCGTGACGATATTTGTGTCCTGTTGTATACGACTTATGTGAAACCATAATTGACATTATTTTTGTTTTTTTATTTGGCATAACACTAATATTTGATGGCATTTCGTGAAATAGGAATCCGTGATGTCCGACAAATGGCGGTGATGGTAGTCCTGTCACGCTTCCAATAAAGTATTTACCTATATTTTTTTGCGCAAACTCAATAAAGTTATTAAAATATAAGTTTAAACACGAGTTATTCGGTGGTTCGTGTGCAAAACCGACTACGCAATCTTTTTCTACATGAATATTTGGCGGAATAGGGCAGTTTAATAAGAACACGTGTGTATATGTTTCAATAGTTGTAATATATATTTTTTTTGTTTTTCCGTATTCGTTCGTTTTTTTATAAAGACACATTTTTTCGTATTTTTTTTTACACTCTTCCGATGAACAAAAGTCACTGAAAAAACGTATTCTTATGTATTTTTTCTTAAAATCGGCAATAACGTTTTTAAAATATTCACTTTCATAGCATGATTTATAATGATTCACTTGATATGGTGTTCTGTGCACTAACGTAACTTGATTTATATTATACAATACCGACTCGTATAATGCTAACTGAAGCCATAATCGATTCATGCAAAATTGTGCCATTTTATCAGTATCTATATGTATATCTATATCTTCCGCAGGTTCTTGCTCTTGCATGTATCGCAAAACATCTCTTTTAAAAACAACACTACTATTTATAAAAGGGTTAACTTTAAACAGATTATAATTATATAGCCCGTTAATAGGGATTTCGTGGATTTCGGGTTCTAGACCAGCGCTTGTATCATATCTACTTTTTGTCCCAACTACATCTATTCGTGGAAATTCTTTAAGTTTCGCGGCTTGAAGTTCTAGTTTGTTTGGTTCCCATATGTCGTTTACATCTAATATTCCGAGATAGTTATACATAGTGTCGTTATTTACTACATGTAAAAACGTTTGAATATATGTTTTAAACTCTTCTCCGTATGTTTTTACTTCAATTCGTTTGTCTTCAAATATGAATGCAGACGTAGGTGTTGGCGTGGGCGTGGGTGCGGGTGTTGGCTTATTATAAAATACAACCTTCAACTCCCAATCCTGGTATGTTTGATTTACCACGGATTGAACACATGCTGATAATGATTCTAATAGTGTTGCGTTGGTTGCCTTGATTGCCTTGGTTGCCTTGGTTGCGTCATGTATAAGACATATAATAGATATCATTTGTTGCGTATTTTGTGTCTCTATTTGTGTATAAAAATATATATAATAAAAATATATTTTGATATCTTTATTATATTTTGTTGTGTTATTATATTTTTAGGGCATAATTAGGTTTGCGTCTGTTTAAATATCTAAACTAATCGTATTCTTTTCAGATTTAGGTTTGCGCTTGGTTCTGCTTGGCATGTTATCATTTTGCAAATCTTTCAACTCTGAAATACTAATCGTGCTCCCTTTTTCTTCGGCATTATTCGCGCTGCTGCTGCTGCCACCGCCAAACAACATCGCCGGGTCATTACCACCGCTGCCACCGCTGCCACCCCCGCTAGGAATGTTTATACTTTTGGTTTTAAGCCCCGAAAGAATATTGCTAATATCGCTAGGGCCCCTCATTTCAGGGCGCGGGTTTTGCGGATTAGGAGGAGGTGGACCGCGCATCGATTTGTTTGAAAACGCATTTACAAAATTGTCTGTCAGGTTTACGCCTTCATTCATGCCCCCTCTACCAAAATTCAAGTCGGGACGATTCGAAATATCGCCTTCTCTTCGTGGAGGTGGAATCGAGTTGGGTCCTTTTGTAGCAACAGGTGCGGGTGGCGGACGCTGGTTATTAAAGTTGCTCGACATCGGTGGGGGCGCCGACATGCCTCCTCCGCCTCCGCCTCCGCCTCCGCCTCCTCCTCCCATGCCACCCATCATATCCCCCATAAAGTTACCAAAATTCGGCGATGATTGCGACATCGTATTCACTGCGGCTTGTGTAAATTGTTTCATAAGTTCGGGATTTTGCCGCATAATATCATCCATACCCGGCATGGCGGATTTAAACATCGTGTTTGTCATGTGAAGCATAATTGCGCTACCACCCAACTGGAAAAGCAGTTTCAATTCAGGTGCCATCTTTGCTTTCGACTTATATTTCTCGTGCAATTCCCCGAAAATCTCTTCATAGTCGTCAACATTTTCGTTTATCTGCTCCGACCATCCATCCAACTTCAAGTCAAAGGGATCGAACTTATTATTCAAAAATTCTAAACCGGTAATCGCGGTCATCAGCAGTTTTTGCTGAAACTTGACGCTATTCTTCTTCTCTCGCTCTTCGACATGTGTCTCATATTCGCCCTTCATTTCAAGCAACGACGACTCCATGCTATATTTCTTACTAAGACGAACACCCTTCGTTTCAAGTTCTTCCAATTTTTGTAACATTTTAAACTTTTCGCGCAATAGTTCTTCTTTCGACATTTGCGGTGTTGCATCCACATTTGCATCAGGATTTAGTGGAATATTGCTAAACTTACCAAACCCATCCCATGTTTTATTGTCATTGTCTGAATTCGCGGTAGATGCGCCAACATTGCTGCCGCTAACATTATTATACTTTGGTTCTGAATATCCGCCATCACTGGCATCATCATCATTGTAACTATTAAGTTTTATGCCACCGCTACTGCTACCCGCATTTGCACTCGCGCTGCTGCTTCCAAAAAAATCTGATTTGAAATTCTTTGAGATTTTTTTAACTCCTCCGCCACCGCCCACGGCATCAGACAAGTCATTCAACTCGTCTTCCAAATCATTCAGGTCATCTAAATCAATATTGTCACCACCTCCGCCGCCGACGCCACTTTTATTACCGGTTTTCAGTTTGTCATTCATAAGCAACTCAAGGCCTCCACCAAAGTTGACGGATTTGGTACCACTGCCGCCGCTGCGACTACTTTTATTACTAAAGCCATTATCTAAATCAGATAAATTTCCGAGGTCAATCACTTCTTCCATAGTATTGTATTATCAATAATAATAATAATCTATAATTTTAATTTTAAGTTTGTGCGCATTATAAATATATATTTATGAAACTATATACAAAATTAAACAATTACACACTCAAACACTCAAACACTCAAACACTCAAACTAAATTTATCATATTTTTGATGGTAAGATAATATATTCCTTGTAAAAAGCAGTCTGCGAGATCGTCCTTCTTTTTATTTTTATTAAGATATCCTTTAAATTCCTTGAACTCTTCTTTTGTTTCTAAAAGTTCAGCAGTTATTTCAACACTTTCTGCTTTTCTTTCTGTATATGTTGTTTTCTTTTTGGTCATAAACATTTTTAGTTTATTGGATGCTGAGATGAATTCAATATGGGGTGTGTGTTTCATTATAAAATATTGCGCAATCATTCCTTGCAATGTTTTCATCCGGCTTGCAATCGTGCTAATTTGGTTTTCAATAATGGTGATGTCAATGTGCATTGCGATACCCAGCCCTCCCATTCCTAGAACCTTGTCGAGCTCTTGCATCATATTTTTGCCAATAGTTATTAAATCGACATCCATTGCTTTGACATTTTCTATATGTTCTAAATAGTTTGTGCGTAATTCTTGTTTTATCATACCGATTAGTTCATCTTTTGTATTTGAGTTTGTTTTTGAGTTTGTATTTACTATTTTATTTTCGTGTTTCTCTCCTTTCTCTCCTTTCTCAACAAGAACAATAGACAAAGAAGCTAAATGTTCTACAGAGGAGAGAGCAAAGTTATACTTCACGATTAGTTCTTTGATGTCTACTAATTTCATTTTTCTTATTTTTTTGATATCTAATTCTGGTGTTGGAACTTTATACTTGGATGTCTTTGCATGTTTATTACAAAAATATTCTACTTCATATTCGGGGTCATGATTTTCATTTATTTCGTCTTTCTCTCCTTTCTCTCCTTTCTCTGCAGTTTTATAACCTTCCTTATCATCCTCCTCTTCATCCTCGTCCTCCTCGTCCGCTTCATCACTGGCTGTGCGAAACGTCTTGCAATATTTCGCATCTTGTGTGCATCCTAAAGTGTTACACTTTCTTACTATAGGAGTGCAAAGATTGATAACATCCCATTTTAATATTTTTACTTTGCATGTAGTTTCGCAAACTTGAAAAATACAATATGCTAAATTTTTCATCCCGACATCGAAGCTTATAATGTTTTTTGTTTTTTCCATGGTGTATAAAATACGTAATATGTTTTTATTATGTATTTTTAGGGGAATATATTTGTGGAACGAATGTGTTAGTTCACGATTTTACAAATGAAGACTTGGGAACACGTCTAGTTCCATGCCCGTTTACTTTGACAGAATGTAGTGCCATCTTATATGCACGACTTTTTTTATGATTGCAACCCTTGTCAAGAATACTAAAATCAACTGCTGCACTTTTCCCACCAGTTATTGCACTTGCAAGACGAGCACGCCCCCATGAGTGTGCGGTCTGGTTCGGTCTACTACCGGATGAAAAATATGCACCTTGGCCTTTCTTCTCAATTTGACGCAATGCGGAAATACTGCATCCTGTTTTTTTGGCAAGTTGGGATGAAGGAATAATATCTTCTACGCCATATATTTTCCTTGCATGAAGAATATGTTTTGATACTTTGCCGGGATAGGATGCGACGGCTTTTCGCGTATAATACTTTTTATGCTTATAAAGTTTGCGAGATTTGTCTAGTTGCTTTTTTTCGATTAAGGTGTCACGCCTTGATAAAATACGCGGTAAATATTTTGACGCGTAATGTTTTAAGGTTTTTGGTTTCATAATTTATGTAGAATATATTATTATATATTATTATATATGATATTATATATAGAAACTATTAAAATAATAATAGTAATGTTTAAACCAATTTATATAAATATCATATCTCTATTACTGGTGTTAACAATTATTTTATATATAAGTTATGAAAAGGTGAATAAGTATACATATGATAAAGGTGTATATATCAACCAGGTTAATATTCCAGATTTTATTCATGATAACATACGAAATATAGATAAACTATATATAGTTAATGATATCTTTACTATAAGTATTATGTTTATTTTTATCGTAGTTTTTTTATTCAATAAACAATATAAGTATATTATCTTTTTTATATTTTTATGGATAATTGCTAATTTTATTTGTTTCATTTTTTTTATTTCTACTACACTTCCTGATAGTAGTAAATCGTGTAAATATAGCAAAAATATTGTTGAAACTATGAAGAATATGGGTTCGTGTAATAACTTAGGTATTAGCACACATCTTATTAGTATTATAATTATTTTAGGACTTTTTTATAAATATTATGGCCATAATTATTGGATTCTGTATATACTAACATATATTATATCTTTTTTACTTATATGTATATCTAGATCTCATTATACTAAGGACTGCGTGACATCGTCATTTGTAGGATTATTTATTATTTATGAATTTAATAATATTCAAAAAGGGATTAATTTTATAATAGGTAATAAGTTTTTTGATTTGTAAAGTTACGTGGAAAATATTAATATAATAATATTTTTTATTTTTATTCATCCATGAATTCGGGGTTAAATGCTGGGGAAGTAGGAAATAAGTTTCCTTCATATATAGGATGCAAATAATTTGTATCTTCTTCATCATAAACATTAGGAAATCCTCGTGCATAACCACTGGGATGAATAGCAGAGAAAGGGGCAGGACCAGCGGGACCAGTGTGACCGGCATCTCGTGATGACCCTCGTTTAGAGAGGGGAAACTTTCTAAAATATTCAGTTTGTGGGGGTACTCTACTTCCTGAACCTGGTACTCTACGTCTTGAACTTGGTACTTTACTTATTGAACTTGGTACTTTACTTATGGGAGGTTTAACTGATTTTCCCGATGTTGGTTTTGCAGTTTCCATCTCGTCTACGCTACTCTGAGAACTTAATAAAAATTCACGTTCCACCACTGCACCCATACATTTTAAATCCAAAACAAACGAGCTTTGCGCACGTGTAGCTCTTTTTTTTTCGGGATTTCCTTTTTTTGGCGCCAGTTGTATTCGTGCCCCAAACCTACTTTTTAAATTCTGATTAAACCTACTAATTTCTTTATGGTTTTCAACACTATCATCCTTGCAATAAGTATCAGACAAACGTTGGGCCTCGTCTACTATCTCTTGTATTTCACAATCGTTTGCATTTCCAAATAATAGTGTTCTAGCATTATCAGAGCGTAAATTTATTTCCAGAGCACGATATTGTGTTTTTTTCTGTTTCGTAGGATGTTTTTCTCGTAGAACAACTATCATATGATAAGGAGCAGTACCAGTACCGGTTTGAGTAATAAATCTATTCGATTTTCCACACATTATAGTAACTGAATATTGATTTTCGTTTCTGTTAGCTGATTTTACGCTATAATTTTTTGAAAGACCGCTAATTTTCATATCGATATCAAACTCAGCGGTATGGTCTTTTTTTTGTTGTTCTACCAGTTTATCGAATGTCTCCTGGGATATTTTGCCTTCTTCGAGTAAAAGTCTAAGAAATTTCATTTCCGTCGGAACACCATATCTTCCCTTTGCCTTAGGACCTCCTCCACTTTGATATATTTTTTTAGTTTTATTTTGTTTATTTTTTTTGTTTTTATGTCTAGTTTTACGCAATAAAGCCTTACTAGTAGTTCTAGTCTTGTTATGGCTATGTTTTACTCTTTTTCGTCTTGTTGACATTTTAATCTTTACTTGTTTAAAAGTTACTATATAGTATTACTACACATTATATTATCTTAATTTGTAAAAATAAGATAACATAGGATTAAAATTCTAATACCAACCCCCTTTCTTAATTCGAACGAGCTAAACCTTGTATCAACATTTGTGATTGAGAAATATGTGGCGCGCTCATCCGGCTTTGCAGTTCATTCCGCGAAAGATACATATTTTTCAGGTCGCTTGTTTCATAGCCAAATGGCTGGCTATTATCTAAAGGCGATTCAAAAACAAATGGCACACTCGATTGTGAAACCGGATTTTGGTTTCCAATATAAACAGGTGGGCATGCCCCGCAGTTGTTGCATGCAGCTATAGAATTCGTCTGCATTATATTCACTGCATTATTTTGCAAGAATGTTCGATAATCCCAATTCGACTTGATGTTATTATTTTCGCGAATCCTTTCATTTATGACTGCACCTGGCTGCCAGGTCGAATAGTTTCTGCCATCTGCCATAACCGGTGGAAAATTAAAGTGGATATTATTTGAACCCGCATAGCAAGTTCCCCAGGACATATTTGTGTTTTCGGTTGTGATTCGTTACTAAACTACTATATATACTTTATTGTATACTTTATTATAATATATATAATAAAATATTAATACTTTGCTAAATAATATTCCCCATTCCCCATTCCCGTTCCATCTATCCTTGGGTCAAATGTTTGATGAGTTCCTTTTTGTTAAGTTTATTGATAGCAGTCTCGTTGTAGTGCATTCCTTCAGCTGACAATTTTGTCTTCAAATGTTGCTTAAGTGCTTGCGCATTCATTGAGTTATAGTCTGCGTGTTGTTGTTGCTGCTGCTGCTGCTTATCGGCTTTAAAAATGGTTTTGATTTCATTAGTGTCAACAACAGAAGTTTCTAAATGTTGTGCTTGATGCAAAGATAAAGATGCATGACTGGGGAGTTCTTCAATCTTTACTTCGGTGTCATCGCTGGTTTCGTCATCGTCGTTGTCGTTGTCGTTGTCGTTGTCGTTGTCGTCATCGCTTACATCTTCATTGTCGTCTCCATCGTCCCCATTGTCCCCATCATCGTCGCTTACATTATTATTATCATATTTAGGACCGGCACCTACAGCATATAAAGGCTCCGTCAACTCAATGACTTTAATATCATCGCCCGTTAAGTGTTCGATGGGGTGCGTGTGTGCGTCTAAAGTTCCGTTGTTGTTAAATATTATTTTTTTTGTAGTATTGTCATGTGTCTCTTCATTATCATCCTCCAACGACGAGTCCGAGTCGTCGTCAGAATCTGATGAAGATTCGGACTCGTCATCTTCATCTTCATCTTCATCATCGTCGCCTTCTTCATCAGATACATTAATTAAATCATTTGCATGATTATGTTGATTCACACCACCGCCGCTACCACCGCTACCACCGCTACCACCAATGCCGCCATTTTGTTGCATCTGCATCTGCATCTGCCTCTGCCTATGTTTCATAGCCTCTTCACTACTTTCCATATCGATATTTCGATGATGCCCTCCATTTCTCATACTCATTACTAAAGATTGCAATACTTTTGCTTGTTCCGTTTGCGAAATCTCTAAAACACGCAACTTAAACCTGAAGAATATAAACATTGCCGAACATATGATTAAAGTAATAAGAATATTGAAAATAGTTTGTGAATTCAATAACGACATCTTTTATTTTTATACATAAATAAAAATAAAATATTTAACGCTTTCTTTATTACGCTTTAATGCTTTCTTAATTACATCGACATCAAAAGTTGTTTTGTATTTTCTATAATTGCCTTAGGATATTCTAAATCATATAATACTTTGATGCCTCCTTTAATTTTAGATATACCTCTTTCCAATTTGTATAAATATTTCACGTTGTAATCTTCTTCGACGTCCACTTTCATTTTATAGTTTTTAATTTTTTTATTTGTTTTCAAGTTATTGCATAATGAAATATAGTGGGTTGTAAGCATAAGATCAACATTCTTCATGCTTGACAAGTAGTCAATATACCCGTATGCGCTTGCAACTGCCTCATACGGGTTTGTTCCCGAGTACAACTCATCAAAAATACAAAAGTGGCGTTTGTCTGATTCCTTTTCTAAACTATCCAAAATCTCTTTGCAACGTCTTGACTCGGCCTGGAATAAACTATCGCGTCCCGATGTATCTGGAATATTCAAATAGCTGTGCAGATAGTCGTAAGGTTTAATATTTGCGCTATCATAAAATCCGTATCCTATTTGTTGCGATAGAATAATATTCATGAGCGTTGATTTAATAATCGTAGTTTTGCCTGCAGCATTGGGCCCCGTAATTATTATTTTTTTATTTATGACAACGTCGTTTTTAATTGGTGTTTCATATGGCGGATAGTATAGCTGTTTAAATGATGTATGATTTTCTAGTGTAGAAGAAGTTGTTGAACTTTTACTTCTTGAAGATTTTTCAGATTTTGTGGATGTTTTAGAAATATTTGATGTATTCTTTTTTGATTTCTTATTTTTCTCTCCTTTCTCTGCTTTCTCTCCTTCTCGCAAATCATCAGCTTCATCAGCTTCATCAGCTTCAGTATTCTCATCGCTAATAAATACACATGGATTGATGCGCGAACTATCGATCATTTGCTTAATATGGTCGATATTTTCATAGAATGCATTAAATCCGAAGCTATAGTTAACGCATGATTTTATGTCATGGTCAACAAATATTTCGTAGTTTAGTTTCATAAGTTTTCCGATTTCAATAAATTTCTTGAAACTGAATGCGAATGGTTTGATTTTACTAAATACATCGCATAGTTGTTCAAGGTGTTGTACTTTCGCCTTAATTTCATTTGTAAATTCGCGATAGGTTATAAGGTTATGCGACATTTGAATAACATGTTTCATATTTCGAATTGTGTATCGAAAATAGTCATTTAAAATAAATATATTTTTATGAATTAGAATCATATTTTTGTAGAATCGACGACATGATGTTATATTCTGATAAACCTGAATAAAGTAAAAGAAAACAGACATGAGAACATATATACGCTTATCCCATGGCATACTTGAAAAATCAAGAAGAGAAAATATTTTACCGATTGGATGATTAGAAAGAATAGTTTTTAATGATTTTATATACGTCGATATACTCACTTGCGAATTTTGAATCTTCAGTAAGAAGAACGGAATAAACAATAAAATCAGTGGCGAAAGAAGAGAAATCACCGGCGATGTTAGATTATAAACGCTCATAAGTTGCATAGCTAATGGTGACTTATTTAAACTATCAAGCATAGGGAAATCGATATAACTGAAACGCTGTTTAAAATTTTTGTCGCCAGCGATATCGATCCATAGTTTATCAATAGTATCGTAAACATCGTGTGGGAAAATAATTACTCCGGTGCCGGTGCCAGTGCTGGCATCTTCGTCGCCAGTTTTGTATGGTTTATAAGTGTAGTTGTTAGATTCACTCGACTTATCATCTAGAATCATTCGCAAAGGTTCGTTTAATTTGCAGCCATATTGGTTTACATAAGACTGATAAAATATTTGAGACTCTTTTAAAAAATCGACATTTGTAGTATAGTAGCGACTCCATAGTACTATGTATCGTTTACTAAAAGTAGATTCTGGTTTAAATATTGTTTCATACATGGGAATACAATCATCATTTTTTGCTTCAAGTAGTTCTAAATCATTTAAAATATTCGGATTAATTTCATGCCTATCTGTATCTTCTAAATAACAAATAGGAAGTTTAAAAGATGTTTCAACGGATATGATATTTTTAGCCTTTTTGTTATTATTTTTTGATTTTTCTTTTTTATGGTCTTTGTATTTCTCTCCCTTCTCTCCTTTCTCAGTCGGTCCTGATTCAGGTGTTTGGGCATCTTTATCCCCAGGAAATGTTTTCAAATACTTACTTACTTCATTTGTGATCTGTGTTATAAAAGAATTTTCACTTGACTTCCCCGTCGGATCTCTCTTAAGTTGTTCTTCTTTTATTTTACAATTTATTTCTTCTAATTTCTTTAATTGTGATTCTTTCACATCTGTTAAAATTTTATTAAGGTCGAACATAGTAGTCTAGTTATAGTTGTATGCGTATGCGTATTCCTATCGTATTTATATGTTAAAAGATTAATAATAAAATAAATATACGAATTTATTTTATTATATGTGGTATAACATTCTATAATATTTTGCATAATGCAAATCTAATCAATGGCAATATTTGAAGGCAATTCATCAACAATAGTGTGGTAGTGTCGCTCAATCTCTTTCATCGTTTTCATATCCCAGCGAGTAACAAAGTTGATAGCGGTTCCTTTACGCCCCCATCGCCCAGAACGTCCAATACGATGCAAGTATTTAAATACACATTTCGGCAAGTCGAAGTTTAGTACTGTTCTAACCTGCTGCACGTCGATACCACGCGATGTAACATCCGAAGAAATAAGGACACGATGTTTTCCCGCCTTAAATTCACTATACGCCTCATCGCGCTTCGACTTTTCCATATTGCTATGAATGCAACATACAGGAAATCCGTCGTTTTGCATCGCCTCTGTCAAATCCATCACGCGTTTAATGCTATTGCAGTAAATAATACATTGCGACATTGAAATAATATTAAAAATATCCTTTAGTGTCGCATATTTTTGGGAGTCGTCGTTAAGGGCGACATAGTATTGCTTGATACCTTCTAAAGTAAGCAACTCCGATTTCACTAAAATTCGCACAGGGTTACGCATAAATTTATCTGTAAGCAATTGCAATTCAGGAGGCAATGTTGCGCTAAACAATCCCACTTGCACGTTATTACTCAAATATTGAAAAATATTATAAACCTGCTCCTTAAATCCGCTCGACAACATTTCATCCGCCTCATCTAATACAAGAATAGAAATATCTTTTGCAACAATATTATTGCGCCTCATCATATCATAGACACGTCCTGGACAACCAACAATAATATGTGGTATATTATTTTTCAATTCAAACGCATCATCGTCTGTTGATGTTCCACCAATGAGTAGATGATATTTAATACTTTTATTTACCGAACCAATACTTGATATGACTTCATGAATTTGTTTTGCAAGTTCGCGCGTAGGTGCCATAATAAGACCCTGGGTTTTGTTCAATTCAGGATTTATATTTTGCAAAACGCCAATCGTAAAAACACCCGTTTTACCAGTTCCCGATTGAGCCTGGGCAATAATATCTCTTCTATCAAACATAGTTAAAAGAGCTTTGCGCTGAATTAAACTAGGATTATCAAATCCGTAAGAATAAACGCCGCGCATAATATCCTCCTTTAAAATACCACTCAAGTCTTCCCACTTGTCGAATTCTTTAGGAGGTGCAGACATGTCAATTTCGACAGGAGGGATAGAAGAGTCGATTTCTTCAACCGATGGTGCCACGGGTGCCACGGATCCTGCGTTTGTTTGTTCAGATGAAAAAACAACATGTGTTGAATCATCCGACTTATTATAATTTCTTTGGATATTTAATCCATCGCCGCGATTGTTTCTATCATCTTGGTAGTTAAAATTACTTCGATTTCCGCGATTCATGCGATTATTTTGTCTACCTTCGAATTTTTGTTCGGATGAATCATTTTTATAACGACCATTGCCATTATAGCCGGAATAATTAGAACGATAGTTACTACTACTACCCATTCCATTATTTACATCGTGAGGACCACTTGCGGGACCACCTGCAGGACCACCATTACCATTCAATGCATTAAATTTACTACTATTTGTATGATTTTGGTTATTATACTTATAGTTTTTATTGCTACGTTGAGAAGGATACTTTTCTGACATCTTGTATTCTAATGTATTATAATATATATTTTTATACATTTAAGTATTTATAGTTTAAAATATTTATATTTGTATTTGAACTATGCAACAATACATCTAAATACAAAATAATAATTATATTAAAATCAATATAAATATGTTATAATATATAAGTATAGGAATAGGAATATATGACAGAAGCATTAAAAAAAATGATACAATATGACATGAATGATTACGAAGAAATAACAAATGCTGGGTTCATATGTAACTTAACACAAAAAACTTTGGATATTATTTCAAAGTTATCTGAACAAGTTGGAGCACCAACATATATAAAAACACCTATCTTTCTTAAAAAAGATACTCGTGTTGCGGGATTAGGAATGGGATTAGGAACAGCGATAAGTGCAATAGCAAATTCGGGGATTGGATTTAAAAAAAATAAAAACAGGACGTCAGAGATTACGGACGAAGATTGGGAGACGATTCGCCAGTTTCAGACGACAACAAAACATATCAGTGAAGGAATACAAAAAAATATGGAAAACATTCGTGGATACTTGAACAAGATGTCGGAAGCAACATTTGATAAAATGGTGAATGAAATAAAGGCGGAAATTTCGCAACTCATAGAGCACGAGACTACGGATGAAAATATGATGAAGATAGGATACTCTATTTTTAGCATTGCGAGTTCAAATAGTTTTTATTCTGAGTTGTATGCGAAACTATTTAAAATTTTAATGGAGGAATACGAAGTGTTTAAGAAAATCTTCGAAGACAACTATAAAGTTTTTATGAATTTATTTGACAATATTGAATACATAGATCCTAAAAAAAATTATGATAAGTTCTGTGAATACACAAAAACGAATGATAATCGTCGCGCGATGAGTTTGTTTATTGTAAACTTAATGAAGAATGGTGTAATCGATAAGGAAGAAATTTTAGAAATTATTAGAAATTTACAGAAACTTATTATAAAGTATATTGCAAAGCCGGAAAAAACAAATGAAGTAGAAGAGTTGAATGAAAACTTGTATATTATTATAACAAGTTCGTCAAATAAAATAAAATTTGGTTTAGATGAAGGCACCGAAAACATTATAAAAGATATTGAATTTATCAGTATATTAAAACCAAAGATGAAAGAGTATCCTAGTATAACAAATAAAACTATTTTTAAACATATGGATATTATTACAGAGTTAAAGTAAATACGGGTAAAAATAAGTTAAATATATACGTGTAAACATAATAATAAAGATATTTGTTAATATTATTATTATTATTATGTCTGGTTTAATTCAAGAGATAGATATAAAAAAAAACTCTCAAAGAGATAAAAATATAAAAGAATGGAATCGAATAAATAACATATGGTTAGATATAAAAAATAAAAATAAGGTAGAGAATCCAAGTTTATATAGCACAGATTCAGAAAGTTCATTAGAAAATGTAACATTATTATCACCATTATGCCCGTTATGCCCGTTATGCAATAATAATAATATTTTAAAAAAGTCAAATAGTTTTTATAGTTATGATGATGAAATTAGTAATAGTGTTATTAATGACAACAACGAATTTATGGATGCATGTTATGATGATACTATAATAGATGAATATACGATTCATTCTACTATAACACCCGGTGGTATTAAATATAAATACACTATTGAAAATGCTCCATCTCTAGAAGTGGATTATTCGTTAAACTATAATATGAAAATGTTAACACATATTGGAAACTACTATGAAATATTGAAAAATAAAAATAAAAGTAAAATTAGTGGAACAAAAACAAAAACACGCAGTAGAACAATGAAAATGTGCAAATCTGAACTTATAAAAAGTATAGTGGCATTTGAAACAAACACAATGAATCATGATATCGTATATAAATGCAAAATGATGTTGGAATACATAGAAACAATTAAAAGTGACAAATATTTTGCATCATTTGTATTATTTCCGTGAAAATATATAAAGTATAAATATATTAAAAGTATATATTAAAAGTATATATTAAAAGTATATATTAAAAAGTATGACAGAAATTTTAAAAAATTCATATTTTCCTTCTGGGATAAGTGATATAAAACATTGTTTATATATTAATCTAGAAAGCAGAAAAGATAGAAGGGAACATATTGAAGGGGAATTAAAAAGCATAGGAATTAATAGTATTCGTTTCAACGCAATCAAGTTGCAAAATGGACGTATTGGTTGTAGTATGAGTCATTTAAAATGTTTACAAATCGCCAAAAAAAATAATTGGCCATATGTAATGATATGCGAAGATGATCTTTTATTCTTAGATAAAGGACTAGCGGTAAAACAAATGAATTATTTTCTAGCATTACATTCCGATCCAAAAGATATTTGTAATGTTATGCTTATAGCAGGAAATAATGTGCCACCATATAAAGTAATAGACGATACATGTATTCGCGTGTCACATTGTCAGACCACAACAGGATATATTGTAAAAAATGCATACTATGATACGCTTATTGAAAATATAAAAACAGGAATCGAAAAACTAATGAAAAATCCTACAAATGCCTTTTCATATTCAATCGATAAATATTGGATTCAACTTCAGAAACGGGATGTATGGTATTTACTTGCACCGATCATTGCAGTTCAGAGGGAAGACTATAGTGATATAGAGCAAAGAACAATCAATTATGAGTATATTATGAAAGACTTGGATAAGCCGCATCTAGTAAGGAACATGCAAAATATTAGTATGAGTTATGCTAATAATCGTTCGTTGAAATAATTATGATTCAATCACATCTAGACCATTTTATTTTTGTCCATGACGGGGGGCACAAGTCATTTGTAGTATGTGTAGGTAATCCAGGACCAAACCAATTATCCGGATAGCAAATTATTTTATTCAGATTTGTATTCAGGTACGCCGACCACCAACTAAATGTGCTATTTGCAATAATATTATGATTGCAGCAGCTCATAAGTAGCATTGACTGCCAATCTTCTATTTCATTAGGTGCTCTTTGAAATATAATAGAAGGAAACTTAATGCGCAGTTGTTCGATCTTTATTTCCGCTTCTTCCAAATCATTGTCTTCGCAAAAGTATAACGCTACATACTCTGTGGAAATCGCATCCAATTGTGCAGGCGTAGGCGTAGGCGTAGGCGCGGGTGTATTCAATATATATAAGATACTATTCTCATAATAGTCCAACTCAAGTGCAGTATAATGATGTGTCAAGGATTTATAATCACCTAGGCGAAAATGTAATGATATCGTCCGTTTATTTCCACATATCGTGGTCAATAATCTTTTCATATTTTGTTTTTTTTCATTTATTTTTAAATATTTTATAATTTGACTACTCTCTTTTTCGAAATATTTATAGCTATGAAAATAGCCAAATAATACAATACCATTCAATGGACTTGTTATCATAGGATGTTTTTGCATTTCTGGATTATACTCAAATGTAGTTTCTTTATACATTGGGAGTCGTAATTTATTAATAGGGGTGTCGAATGTGTCTTTTTTCAACTCTTTAAAAAACGTATCCCAGTAAATATCTTGACGTTTATCACCTCCTAACTTTTTATACGGAAAAAAAAATAGGCGCTTTAATTTTTGCGATAAAGCCATTATTGCGAAAACTTGGAACAACTGATTACCTAGCCCTCCCATAATTACACACGATATCTTGTTGCCGAACATTAGAAGTTATATTTATAGTAAGAAATAAATAAGGTTCTACGTATATTAAATATAAATAAATATATTTAATATTATATAATAAGTATAATATATTAAGTATAATATAGCATTGACATTATACATACACACAGATACACGTATTAAAAATCTGTTAAGAAAATGGTTCGCTCAAGACTTGACCCTACAATAAACTATACAGAAATAAAAGCATTAGACCAATCAGATACAAAAGAAACACAATATAAAGCCCCAGTATATGAAGCAGAGGTTTTAGGTATTCATACGATAGTTAGTATTGGGCAAATAAAAAACACCTTCATTGAAAAGGGGATAGTATATTTTCCACTCTACCTCATAAAAGATGATAAGGTATTGTCGCAAATCGGCGTCGTAGAAGCGATGCAAGATACGATTCCATCCCTTTTGGATGAAGAAAATGATATCAATTTGGAAAAGGCAGAGCCGGCACTTCTATACTCATTTGTAAAGGAAAGTTTGGTTCGAAAAGCAGTATATATAGCTGGTAGAGCTGGTAGGGCGGAAGCAGCACAGACAGCACAGGCATCAAAACCAAAGTTGGTGTCAAAGCTTTCGCTAGCACCTTTGGCACTATCTGTATCTGAAATGGGGAGAAAAGAAGCTCTTAAAAAGAGTGCATTATTAAGCAATGAATTGGGGATGGGTTTGGAGGGTTATGACGAAGAGGAACTAGAAGGCGAGGAAGCGGATTTGCAAAAAGCGATTCGTGCTTCTTTATCGGAAGGTTCAAAGATTCCCGACTTACCATTAAAACATGCAAGTATTCCTGTTCAAACTCTTGACCAGTTTGAGGCGGAGAGAAAGAGATATCGTCACATCAAAGATGAATCGTGGATGGAGTCTTATTACGAGAATAATAACTTCAAAGTAATTCATAATCCGGGAGGGGGCGATTGTTTTTTTATGATTATTTGCCAAGCATATAAAACCATTGATCCTGATACTACGATGAGTGTTATAAAATTAAGGCGTCTTTTATCTTATGCGATTACAGAGCGTCAATTCACCGAATATAAAACATTGTATGACGATTATTCGCGACAAGAGAAAAAATTAGTAAAAGATAATCAGGATATTGCTACAAGAAACAAGGAAATCAAAGAGCGATTTCAGAATAGTCAAAGCAAACAAGAAAAACTAGAACTAAAAGCTGAATCCGAAAAACTCGTTGAAAGCAATAAACGCGTCATGCAAGAATTAGAAGCTGTAAAAGAAAACAAGAAAGATGTTAAATTTATGAAAGGTATAAAAACAATTCATCAGTTGCGTGAAGTAATACAAAAAGGTGAAATGACAAGTGAATACTGGGCAGATGAATGGGCAATCGCTGCTCTCGAAGTCATTTTGAATATAAAGTTTATTATTTTGTCTTATAATGACTACAACCAAAACCAGCGAAAGTCGTTCCAGGATATCAATGTCATAAATTGCGGCAATGACTTGACTGCAAGTTTGATAGAGGAAATTCGTAAAAATATTGCGGAAGTTAGTAAAACAGAGGGGGCGGCAGAAATGCCGGTGGGGGCTTCTGCTGCATCGGAAGACTACGAGTTCAACCCGGATTACTATATTATGGTGTCACATTCAATGGAACATTATGAATTAATTACTTACTATGGAAATGCGATGTTGACATTTCCGGAGATACCATATTGTGTCAAATTGCAAGTCGTTACGCGGTGTTTGCAGGGTAAATTCTTTAATGGTGCATATAGTCATATTCCTCAGTTTAGGTTGTTTATTCAGGAACTGGGTATTGCGAAAAAGGTGGAGGGGCGAATGATTGATGAAAGCGTGGATGCATTATCTGCCGCGGCGGCGAATCCGCATTTTAGTGAGAATGTTCAACTGGTGCATCATAAAAGCGCGGGAGACAAAATGCCTGGAAGAGCACAAGGTGACTATGTATCGCAGAGTGACCGACTGGGGTTTCTGGACCTTGGTGGCGGTGGCCAAGAACAACGTGGAAACAATAATTGGCGAAGAAAGATATCGAATGAGTGGAATGCGCCATTTACGTTGGATGGACATCGGTGGTTATCTGTGGAGCACTACTATCAGGCGAATAAATTTTTCAAGAAGAATCCGGAGTTTTATTTATTGTTCACGATGGACGCAAATAAGAAGAGCAAATATTATGAACCATCGTCGATATTGTCGCGTATAGCACACGATGTGGAGTTGGCAACATACGCGGGAAGAAAACAAGGAACGACAAAAATAGATGGCAAGAAAGTTGTTCTTCGTCCCGAAGACGTAGTGATTGATCCGGACTTCTTTAATGGAAGACACGTCAAAGTTTTAGAAGATGCAACACTTGCGAAATTTACTCAAAACGACGACCTTGCAAATATTTTGATGTTAACAAACAACGCCAAGTTGATAAACTATCATCATACGAAAGAGCCGTCTGTTTCAGTGCACTTGATGCGTGTTCGTTCGAAACTGAGAACGAAACGTGGACGTGTGAATGATTATGAAGCGATGTGAATAACTATTAAATAATAGTAAGTAGTTGTGCAAACTATAGTGTAAAATACCATATTTTTAATATAAAAATATAGTATATATACGTGCCTATGAACTATACACTAAGCGCATCGGACCATAATCTTCTTCACTTGTTCAAATGCAATAATAAGAGTAACTATAAAAAATTAACACAGATGAATAAGAAGCAGCTAACCGGGAATGCAAAAAATCGACGACAATATGAAATCAACGACGTATTATTATCTTTTTATGACACTATTGATAGTGAATTTCGTTTTTTCAAGGAAGGAGATAACAATATTCACTTTAATAGTATTTTCAAACACAAAATAGACAATATTCGCACTACAAGTGACAAGTCATTAGCGTCGAAAATAGTATCAATATTAGAAAATAGTCCATATATTCCAGCTACTATTGTAACATATATAAAAGAAAAAATTACATATGTTTTAACATACTCATTTCGTATTGACGAGTTGCGCAGTGCGAAAGTAAACTTTATTATTTTCGAAGAAAGCACATATGAGATAAACAATATAAGAAAAAAAAGCGCATCGTATTTCAAAAATGCAGTATTAAAAATATACCTATGGTTAAAGATTGCATCGAAATATGCATCAAAAGAATGCGCGCCTCAATTGGAGTGTTTTATTTATCTGACCCCGTTCAAACGAAGTCATCCATTGTTTAGCAAGGAGAGGGACATGGGTGTAAATGTTGCATATGAAGACTACGAAGAATACGAAGAGCTGTATCATCATGTAAACACAAACATGCGACGTGGTGGTAGTGGTGGTGTATTGAAACCGATACACATAAACGGAGGTGTATCAGATTTGTGTCAACCAAGTGGACGTGTTATTGTATATCGAAAGGAGGAATGGTTTAAAGTATTTATTCACGAAACGATGCACAACTATGGGCTAGATTTCGCAGAGATGGATATTAGTGCTGCTAATGGTTTATTGCATAAAATCTTCACGATTCAAAAAGATGTAAAAATATACGAATCATATTGCGAAGTCTGGGCGAGAATTATGAATGTTGTATTCGAAACCTATTTTGATATAAATTCACGCGCAAAGTTTTCATCGAGAACAACAAGAAAAAACTTCATAGATAACTTGAAACTAAGTGAAAATAAGGGTGGAGAAGTTAGTGCTGAAATAAGCGCAACAAGTATAAGGAATGCACATAATCGTAGAAAATTTGTAAAGCAGTTTTACAATTATTTGCAGCACGAATCGTTGTTTTCATTATTTCAAAACATAAAAATATTGAATTATATGGGGCTAGATTACAACATTATATCAAATTGTACAGATTCAAATTACATAGTTGCAAAAAAATTATACAAAGAAGAAACAAACGCATTTGCATATTATATCATTGTTTCTATTCTACTTTCTAATTTTAATAATTTCATACTATGGTGTATCGATAACAATACAAATATAATTCAGTTCAATAAAAATAAGAATAGTATTACCAGCTTTGTTCAGTTTATTTACAGAAAGTATAAAAGTAGCGAACTTTTAAATACTATTATGGATTTGGAGATTCGACTTGAAAGTATGGAGGCGAATACCGGTAACCATGAAAACCACGACGACGTCAATGAAATATTGAGAACGATGCGTATGACAATAGTAGGAGGCTATTCATGATTGTGAGTATAAGTAAACCAGCAGTTTTCATGTTTTACTTTATTTCTGCGCCATTCTTTTGATGCATCTTCGAAATCTATATTTGCATGATTATTTGCATGATTCATTTTGGGTTGGTTTGATTGCCTACACATTTCTTCTTTTTTCACTTGCTGACGTGTCGTCACCGGCATTTGTAGTTTATATTATACATTATTTGCATTATTTATATAGTTGTATCAATTTAATATATAAAAAATTGATGAATAATTAAATATTATAATTATCAAGTAAACAAACCAGTAAGTAAGTATATTACTAATTTATAAATTAGGATACACCTCATCATCATCATCATCATCATCATCATCATCGTCAACATCGTCAACATCGTCATCATCGTCATCATCATCATAATGGGCATTCGAGCATTGAACAAATTTCTTCAAGCAAAATGCAAATCATCCATCAAGTCAATGCCATTATCTGAACTTTCGGGCCAGAAAATAGCAGTAGATATAAGTATCTATCTTTACAAATACATTAGCGAAAATGCACTACTTGAAAATTTATACTTAATGATATCAATATTTCGCACTAACAACATAATACCAATATTTATATTTGATGGGAAACCTCCGTGTGAAAAGAATGATACGCTTGCATTGAGGAAAAAAAATAAAATAGATGCACGCGAAGAGTATTACAGGTTAAAATTACGAATTGAAAGTATAAAAGCGGAAACTGGTGCAGAAACTGGTGCAGAAACTTGTCCAGGAACAGATACAGATACAGATACAGATACAGAATCAAAGAGACAAAAGGAAAAAGATAATGAAATCAACGATATGACGCAATCTATGGAACAACTAAGGAAAAAATTTATTAGCATTAAATACGAGGATATACAAAATGTCAAAACATTGCTTCAAGCATACGGGGTTACGTATTTCGAAGCCCCCGGTGAAGCCGATATACTATGTGCAAAATTAGTTACAAATAATATTGTTTATGCGTGTTTGAGCGAGGATACAGATATGTTCGTTTATGGATGCGGACGTGTTTTAAGGTATCTTAGTTTGACACTATCGAATGTTGTCATATACGACTTGAACAATATTTTAAAAACACTGAACATAACCATGGATGTATTTAAAAAAATATGTATTTTATATGGATGTGACTATAATGGTGCTTCATACGAAGATTTCGAAAATGATACTTGCAAACACGAATTAAAAATAAAAGGATTAAACATATTTCACGCATTTCAATTGTTTAAAAAATATCGCGATTCGTTTATGAAAATAGAAACCGATGATACAGACGAATATGACTTTTACAACTGGATTATAAATGAAAATATTCATTCGCGTGATTATATTAATAAAATAAATAAAAATATAAAACTATTTGAAATAGACGACACTAAAAATCTTGAACTATATGATAATATTAAAATATTTAACGGCCCAGTTAACAAAAAATTATTGATTGAAACTATGAAAAAGGAGAATTTTATATTTATGTAAAGTAGAATTTATGATGACTATATTAAAAATGACATATTTTTACATGTCATTTTTACGGATTTTGTTTTATATTTTTACGGATTTTGTTTTATATTTTTACGGATTTTGTTTTACTATTTATTCAAAAAAAGATAATGCGTTACACGTTTTTAAGAAGAAGCGACAGCGGCGGCTACAGGCACAGCTGCAGAAGCCTTCGCAAAGTGACGAGACATGTACTGCTGCAAGTTGAAGTAAGTCAGCTCCTCACCCTTCTTTACCTGGAGCAAAGACTTCAGCTTGGTATCGGGATTGATCTTACGACCATTCTCCTTGTCCTGAAGGCTGTGGGTGCGAATGTAGGCATTGATCTCACGAGTCACCTCGGTCCGGGCAAGCTCAGTGCCAACGGGCCTTCCAAGAAACTCGGCGAGCTCCTTAGAAATGAGTGTGGGCTTGACAAAACCGGAAGGAGCGCGGTTACCAGTCTTGCGCTTACGCTTGGAAGCCTTCTGGGCGGCACGCATCTCACGAGCAACATTGCGCTCGAGAGTGCGGAAGTCACTGCGAAGAGAAGACAGGCCGGAACTAAGGGCGTGGAGTTTGGTGCCAAACTCAGAAAAGAGAGAGCTGAGAGAAGTCTCAATGGTGGCGACACCATCAGTATGAGCATCACTAGTGGGTGCGGGAGTAGAAACTACAGGAGTAGGAGTTGCTACAGCATCAGACTTAGAACTCTTAGGAGTCTTGGGAGCCTTATCGGTCTTAGATGCTGCTACAGGAGCAGAAACGGGAACGGGAGTAGGAGCTGAATCAGCGGTAGAGGAGGGAGCTTTCTTTGCCATTGTGGTCTTTGTATACATTACTAGGTGAGGTCTTTTTAAGTATTTTTAGAGATTATATATTATATTTTTTTGAACAAACGTTAAAATAGCACATGTTAAGGTCATAAAATATTTTGTTCCTGCGTTCAAAAATACAAAACGTATCTTCTTAAGGATTTTTATACTTTAGGAAAATATTGATGCAATATTGTTCGTCATATATTCAATGCGCGTTCATATATACGTTGGTAGTTATTGTGTCACACAAATATAAATAAATATGACACCACATGTTATCGTGTCATATTTATTTTTATTATTATTTTATACTATTTCTCTCGTTTCTCTCGTTTCTCACATTGCTTCATGTCCGTTATATACCCCGGCTTCATATAGCCATGGCATCGCATTCCTTGCCGGTTCGCTTACCAAAGTAAGTGCAGTCAATACATAAAATGAACCCAATGTTTTGTTATCGATATCTATTGCAGATTTTACAAGATTTTCTATAATCTGCACATTAAAACGAATTAAAACATCATATCCCAAATTAACAAGATTTGTATTTGTAATCGCGTTTGTAAAATACGGCGTCCCCAAAAATGGGCTACCATGAGGCGGGCATATTTCGTATTTTTTAAGGTTGCTAAGTTGTGCACGATAATTCCATATGTCATACAACTCGCGCGCGAAACGTATATGTCCTACATTATTCAACTCCATAAACCATTCTGAGTTTGCATAGTTACCATACGAATTGATTATCTGGAATAATTCAAGAATTTTCAGTTCCATCCGTCTTCTCGGATCTACTATTTCTTGTTTTATTACTATATCAATCGGCGACTTTAGTAATGTAGACAATTTTACTATCCGTCTAATATCTTGTTTTACACTGACCGGAATACTATTTCTATTATATGGATTCTTAGTGCCATCGCCCTCTTTTGTAATAAGATTATGTAATGATAAAATATTAAATCCATAAACAAAACCATCCATATCTTTATAACTATAAAATTGTTCATATGGTATTTCGTGCATTTCATCCATCGTAAAAAAATCTGTCTCATTTGTGCATATACTACGTTTTTTAAACGCAGGGCCACGTAACATTACAAGTTTACGATGTAAATATCCTCTTACAACTTTTTGAATTCGTAAAGGCATTATAGAATTCTTACAATATTCATATAAACGTTTAGTAATATCTTCTTTATTTCCAGCACGCGAAACTTTATATTTCATACAGAGTTTGCGCAGTTCATCCATCTTATATTTTTCCGTTTTTAGTTGTTCGTATGTGTAAATTGTTAACTTCTTTTTCACAGGAACACCGAGAACCTCTTTGGACGATTTTCGAATACCATCTACATTACTATCCATATCGATATCAATTTCTGTTTCTATTTCGGTTTCTTTATTGCTTATATTTTTCATCTTTTTTAAAGATGACTTTTTAGCAGTTGTTGAGTTTAACTTTATTTTTTTATCAAGGACACATTTATTTCGAATACCGGATTTTATATTATTTGCAACACCATCTGCTTCATCATCAGACGAAACTATTAATATTGAAGGGGGTAATACACGTCTTGGTCTTGTTTGAACTGGTGCATTTATTTGGTTATCATGAATCTCGTGATCCTCGTGTAAAATAACATTGGTATCAGGTAATATCCCAAAATTTAGATTTACAACGTTAACACTAAAACTTACGTTTGTTGATTGAATCATAGTGTTTTCGTTGGTATTTCCTGATTCATCTAAACTATTGACATTCATCATTATAAAATTGGGAGACGTTAATGATGTCATTTTTTGATAGTATTTTATAATTTATAGTAGTTACTTAATATTCTTTAATATAATAC